CGCCGAACGAGCAGGCGATCAAAGCGGCGTTCAAGACGCCGGCCAAGTGGGAAGAGCTGAAGAAAGACTTCCCCGACTGGGCCGACGCGATGGAGCAGTTCGTCGACGCGAAGACCGCGGCCGAACGCGCCGCGAACGTGGGCGAAGAACGATTCGTGGCCCTGCAGCAGCAGGTCCAGAAGACTCTCGACGACATGCGGGCCCAGTCCGCACGCGTCCAGGAAGAAGTACGGCTCACCGCGCGCCACCCGGACTGGGTGGACGTCGTGAAGTCGGAGGCGTTCACGAAGTTCCGGGAAGCGAACCCGAAGGCGAATGAGGTGTTCCTCAAGTCGCAATCGGCCGCCGAATCGATCGAAGTGCTGAATCAGTTCAAGGCCGCGCAGCGCGATGCAACTCGCGACGTGTCGGCGGAACGTCAGCAGAAGCTGCGCGCGGCAGCTGCGCCCGTACGTCGAGCGTCCCCGCCGGCCACCAGGCTGTCGGACGATCAGCTCACGCCCGAACAAATCTGGGCCCAGGAAGCCGCAGCGCTATCGCGCCGGCGCCAGGCCGCCAATTCGTAGGAGCCAGTCATGGCGATTCAACAATACGGCACCGCGCCCTCGCGGAACCTCATTCGTGCCGCGATGGGCATGCTCGAACACGCCGAGCCGATCACCGTCCTCGGTGACTTCGGCACGCAGCGCGAGCTGTCGATGAACGCGACCGACACCATCGTGTTCCGGCGCACGCTGCCGTTCGGTGCGACCACCGCCGGCCTCGCGATCGAAAACACGACCCGGTATGTCGGCACGCCTGGTGGCGCGACCGGCCTGAACTATTCCGACTTCATCCTGGCGGAAGGTTCGACCCCGAACAGCAACACCATCACCTTCCAGGACATCACCGTCACACTGCAGCAGTTCGGCATCTTGTTCAAGTTCTCGAGCAAGGTCGAGCAGCTGTACGAAGACGACGTGCCGGTCGAGATGCAAAAGCTGGTCGGCGAGACCCTCGCCGAAGTGCTCGAGCTCGTCCGCTACGGCACCCTGAAGGTCGGCTCCAGTGTCGTCTACGCCGGCGGCGTCGCCTCGCGCGCCAACGTGAACAGCGTGATCTCGATCAATGCGCTGCGCAAGGTCGCGCGCTCGCTCGAAGCGAACCGCGCCAAGCGGATCACCTCGCGCGTCGCCCCGGGGCCGAACTTCGCGACCCGCGCCGTGCAGCCGACGTTCCTGGTTTTCGTTCATACCGACGCGATGGCGGACGTTCGGAACCTGCCGGGCTTCACCCGGGTCGAGGACTACGGCAGCTTCAAGCCGATCCACGACCGCGAGATCGGCGCGTGCGAGGACTTCCGCTTCATCACCTCGCCGCTGCTTCGGCCGTTCCTGGCCGGCGGGTCCGCGACCATCAACGGCTGCCTGTCGCAAGCGGGCGCCGCGGTCGACGTCTATCCGTTCCTGTGCCTGGGCGAAGATGCCTGGGGCCAGGTGGCGCTGAAGGGGATGGCCAGCATCAAGCCGATCGTGCTGAAGGCGAGCCAAACCAACCACGCCAACCCGCTGGGCCAGTTCGGCTACGTCGGCGCGCAGACCTACTTCGCGGCCGCGCGGCTGAACGAAGCCTGGCTGGTCCGTCTGGAAGCCGGGGTCACCGCGCTGTAAGGCGCGCGGGTCGTAGCCGCGCTACGACCCAACCTCCAAATCCAAAGGACAACGACCATGTGGCAATTCTTCAAAAAGTGGCTCACCTACCTCTCGGACGGCCTGACCCGGCAAGCGATCACCGAGCTGCTGTTCTGGTGCGTGAACAACTACATCATCGCGCCCGCGGGCCTGGCGACGGGTGCGTTCGCGACCCCCGTGGTCGGCTCGAACCCGCTGATCGCGATGATCAATGGCGCCGTGGTCAGCAAGGCCGCAGGCAGCGCGTTCCCCGCGCTGACCGGGCTGAGTCTTGCCGCGGGACAGACCGGGTGCGTGCTGTTCGGCATCGATGCCAACGGAACCCTGTACAGCTTCATCTCGCCAACGATCCTGGCGTCCGCGACCTCGCTGGTCGGGCTCGTGTGGCCGGTGCCGGCCGACTCGATTCCGACTGTGATCGTGGGCGGCGTGATCATCCAGAACGCAACCAACCCATTCGTCGGCGGTACCACGAACCTCAATGCAACGGGCGTGACCTCGACTTTCTTCAACGCCCCAGCCGGCAGCGCACCCTTCGCGCCGGTCACCTTTCGTTAGGAGTTTCGCCATGTTGAACCTTTCCGAAACCAACGGCGGCTACCTCGGGCTGTCGAGCGCGGGCGCGTCGGCCGGTACCACCACCACGTTGACCACCGCGAACACGGTGGCCTACGCGGTCAACGGGATCCTCAAGACCCTGACCGCGCAGACCAACGCCGCCGGCACGTTCCTGCCGAGCGCGGTGGGCTCGACCTACCAGGGTCAGATCGTTCCGAAGAACCTGATCAACTCCCAGAAGTGCAACTTCATCTGGGCGCTCGATTACTCCGGCACGATCTACATCCTGCAGGGCGCGATCGTCACGGCCGACCAGATCAGCGCGCCGATCCCGGCCCCGCAAGGCCAGGCCGACCCGGTGAGCAACGCGGGCGCGGTGTCCGGTGTGTCGGGCACCAGCCTGCCGCAAGCCGTCGCCGGCATCGTGCCGATCGCGCTGTTCAACGTCACGACCAACGCCGCCAACGGCCTGCAGCTGCCGTCCGCGTGGGGCGCGCCGACCGCGGCCGCGATCTCCGGCGTCACGTTCCAGACCGCCTGGGGCGGCACCGGCATCACGACCGTCGTCTACAACCTGTTCAACTACCCGTCCAACCCGATCTAATCGGGCGGCGGCGCGCGGGGGCTGCGGCCCCCGCCGCACTTACTGGAGGGCCTCGTGGGTCAAGAAACTCTGAGTCTGAATTCGCGCAAGATCGAGAAGGCTGCGGCCGCCGGAGCGCTGGCGGGTGCGGCGATCAACGTGGTGCATGCCGACGAAGCGGGCGGCATCGACACCGTCAACGGCGAAGCCGACCTGCGCAAGATCGCGGCCGAGACCGCGTTCGAAGACGAGCTGATCGAGATTCTGATCCACCCGAGCTACGACGAGCACGCGCCGGACCACGTCGTCCTGGCCGTGAACGCCACGAATCAGGTCGTGTTCCGCGACGTGCCGACGAAAGTCAAGCGCAAGTACGTCGAGGTGCTGGCCCGCATGAAAGAGACGCGCTACGCGCAGCATCGCGACCCGGTCAGCCTTGACCGCGCCACGATGGTCGCGCGCAGCGGCCTGGTCTACAACTTCGACGTCCTGCACGATCCGTCCGGCGCCAAGGGCATGGCCTGGATCCGCGCGATCCTGCTGGAGAAGGTTAACGACTGATGAACTACCTGGCCTTGGTGAACCGTGCGATGCTCGAGGCCGGTTCAACCCAGGCCACGTCACCGCTCACAACGCTGCAGGGCACGCTGCCCTCCCTCGAAGCGACACGCTTCAAGGGCTGGGTGCAGGACGCGTGGCTCACCATGCAGATCAAGCGGCAGCAGTGGAACTTCCTGCGGCAGACAATCCAGTGGGACACCACGATCGGCCAGGCGAACTACACGCTGGCCCAGGTCTACGCCGCGGTCAACCTGCTGAACACCTACCCGATCGCGACCAGCCTCGGCGGCATCCGCAGCTACATCCACAAGACCGGCCGCGCGTCGACCGAGGGCCAGGCGTACGCCGACGAACAGATCCTGAACTACATGGACTGGTCGACGTTCCGCAACGTCTACCTCTACGCGACACAGCGCACCACCCAGTCGCGCCAGGTCGTGTGGTCCGAGGACCCCGCGCGCACGCTGTGGTTCGCGCCGGTGCCGAACGCGGTCTACCGGATCGAGGTCGAGTGCGAGCTGCAGCCGCAGATGCTGTCGGCTGACGCCGACGCGCCGCTGTGCCCGGTCGAGTACCACATGGCGATCGTGTGGAAGGCGCTGATGGACAACTACGCCGGCTTCGAGTCGGCGCCGGAAGTGCTGATCCGCGCGGGCCAGAACTACAAGCAGATCATGGATCCGCTGGAGCAGCAGCAGCTCCCGCCGATGCAGTTCGGCCCACCGGTAGCCTGACATGGCGCGCGGTGGGGCGCAGGGCTGGAGCGAGGTCCGGGATGACGTGATCCAGATGAAGGGCGGTCTGGATCTGAAGACCCCCACGCTGTCGCTGCCCGCGGGGTTCGTGCGCGCCGCGCAGAACTTCGAGATCTCGATCACCGGCGGCTACGCGCGCATCGCCGGGTACGAGCGATACACCGGGCAGGCCGCACCCAGCTCGATGACCTACACGACGGTCGCGGTGTCGTCGCTCGTCGGCTACGTGCAGGGTCAGACAATCCAGGGTGTGACGAGCGGGGCATCCGGCACCCTGTGCGGCGTAACACAATTGTCGACGTCGCCGAACACTTACGCGCTGACGCTGTGGAACAACACGCCGTTCCAGGTCGGCGAGACGATCAAGATCAACGGCACGACGGTCGCCGCGACCGTCACCACGTTGGTCCCCGCCGTGACCGATGCCGCGACGTCGGCGCAGTTCACGGCGAACGCCGCCGACGTGCAGCGCGCGCTGATGAGCCCGGTGCCGGGGCAGGGACGCATCCGCGGCGTGGTGTACCTCAACGGCGTCGTGTACGCGTGGCGCGATGCAGTCGGCGGGGCGACCACCAACATCTATAAGTCGACCAACGCGGGCTGGGTGCAAGTGCCATATCAGTACCTGGCAGGCTTCACGAGCAATGGCACCGCGACGAACCCGGGTAACGGCACCGCTATCAAAGGCGTGACGTCTGGTGCGACCGCGACGGTGTCGGTGTTCGCGGTCCAGAACTACAACACCAACCTGGCCGGCAGCTGGACGTCCAACGCGGTCAGCGGCGTGATGCTGCTGACGGGCATCACTGGGACCTTCCAGCTCAACGAGGTAATCGAGGTCACCGCCGGCTCCGTGCACTTCGGCACGATCACGTCGCTGCCCGCACTGATCCAACCCACCGCGGGCGGCAGCTACCAGTTCGCGCTAGGCAACTTCGGCGGAGGCGGCCTCGCGATCCAGAAGGCGTACGGCATCGACGGCGTGAACAAGGGCTTCGAGTTCGACGGCATCAACTACTTGCCGATCACGACCGGCATGTCTCCGGACGTGCCGACCAACGTGTGCGTCCACAAGTTCTATCTCTTCCTGGGCTTCGGGCCGTCGCTGCAGTTCTCGGCGCTCAACTACCCCTACGTATGGTCGCCGCTGCTTGGCTCCGGTGAGATCGCGCTGCCCGAAGCGATCACCAACCTGCTCGTGCTGCCAGGCAACCAGTCGACGGGTGCGATGGGCGTCTGGACCGCGAACGACACGTTCATCCTGTACGGTTCGACGTTCGGTTCCGGCGCCAACGGACAGCTCGCGTCGTTCAATTCGGGCACGGGCGCGATCGCAAACACCGCGCAGAACATGTACGACACGTACGTGTTCGAGATGCGCGGCGTGGTGGGACTGAGCACGACGCTGGACTACGGCAACTTCGAGCCCAGCGCGGTGACGATGAACATCGAGCCGCTGATTGCGGCCAAGCGCAACATCGTCAGCTGCTCGGTGCTCAACCGCGAGCGCGGCCAGTACCGCGTGTTTTTCTCGGACGGCACCGCGCTGTACCTGACCTGGCTCGTGAAGAACTACGCGGGCGCGATGCCGGTGAATTTCCCCGACGTCGTGCGCTGCGTGTGCGAGGGGCCGGCGGCCGCGGGCGCGTCGAACATCGAGGCGACGTACTTTGGGACCGACTCCGGTCACATCATGCAGCTGGATAGCGGAACCAGCTTCGATGGGGCCGCGATCAATGCCTACATGACGTTCGTCTACGCGAGCGAGCAGTCGCACCGAATCATCAAGCGCTACCGCAAGGCGTCGCTGGAGATCAGCGGGACGAGCTACGCATCCTTCACGCTCGGCTACTCGCAAGCCTACGGGCTGACCGTGTACCCGACGCCGGCGTTCGCGTCGTACACCGCGCCCTTCGCGCTGCCGCTGTGGGGATCGTTCGTCTGGAACAACTTCACCTGGGACGGCTTGACGCTGGCGCCGACCGAGTGCGAGGTGCTGGGCCGCGGCGAGAACATTGCGATCACGATCTCCTCGAACGTGAACTACGCGGCCCAGTGGACGCTGAACACGATGACGCTGGCGTGGTCGCCCGGCAGAAGGATTCGCTGATGACCAATCCTTACTACAACCCCACCGGCAACCCGATCAACGGGCAGGGCGCGTACTCGGCCGTGATGCGCAACGAGTTCGCGTTGATTGCCAGGGGCATGACTTTCTTTCCGCAGCCACCGTATAACCAGGGGGGCTTGCTGCGCGTGAACGATTCCGGGACCGGGTTCGTCACCGACTCCAACTGGGTGTTCGCGTTCGGATTGCAAGATCTCGGCGGCAAGCAGCCCGCCGCGTTGCTCGTGACGGGCACCACGCCGGCTACCCAGAATTCGAACGGGCCGTGCTCGTTCGCGTCGACGCGATTCCAGCAAGGCGGCATCGGCGTGACGCTGTCGACCGGGACAATCACGATCGCCACACCTGGTGTGTACTGGGTATGGGCCACGCTCGCCGGGTCCCTCGGCCAGCTGCAGGCCAACAACCTGAAAGTCACTATCGCAAAAAACGGCAGCGCGCTATCGAGCGGCGCCGGCCAGGCGTACAGCTACGGCGCCTTCGAGCCGTCGATGAGCCTGTCCGCGGGGACAGCCCTGACGTGCGCCGCCGGTGACACGTTGCAGCTTCTGTGCCCATTGGGGACGGCGAGCAACCAGGCCATCAACGAGTTCGGCTGCGAGCTGCTGGTATGAGCTACTACATTGTCACCGGTAACCCACAGTCGAACTCGTCGGGGAGCCCCGCGCTGATTCGTGCCGAGTTCGCCGCCATCGCCGCCGGGTTCACGGCGTTACTGGGCGCGGGCATCGGGTCTCTGGGGGCGTACGCGCTCGCGATCCCCTTTGCGTCGGATACGAACGATCTGATTGTGTTCACCGGACTCGGAGGCTTCGTGTGGCAGGTCACGGCTGCCGGCGCGTTCAACGGCGGCGGCCAGCAGCTCTTCACACGCATCGGCCCGATGAGCCTGAGCGGTGGGCTGTTCGGTGGCGCGTCCGCGGTGTCGTCCAGCGCACAGGCGGGCACGCAGTTCAGCGTCAACCTGACAAATGGCACGATCCAGATCGGGCCCGCCGGCCGCTACCGGATTCACCTGTGCGTTGCCGCCACGGGGCACTCGGTGTCAAGCGGATCCGCCAACTCTGCCGGATCCATCACGCTGAACGCTAACGGCAGCGCGCTGATTCCGAACCTTTATCAGAACACGATGTACGGCACGGGAATCAACGGCGCGCCCAGCTGGTCCATTCAGAGTGATGTCGAGACACAGGTCGTCCTTGCCGCGAATACCACGCTGCAGCTTGCCGGATCGGTTATCAACAGCGGCACGCTGACGGTGCAGTATTTCGAGGTGGAGTTGATCGGATGACGAACCCCTTTTACAACGCCACGGGCTACCCCGCCGACAACTCAGCCAGTGCTCCCGCGACCGCGGACGCCGAGTTCGCCGCCATCGCGACCGGCTTCGCCGCGCTGCCTGCGTTTAGCCCCTCGGTAGCCGGAAGCCTGGTGCAGGTCAACGCCGCCGGGACCGCGCTGGTTACGGCGAACAGCGTCTACATCGACTCGAACGGGATTCTGCGTTACGCCTCCCCCACCAAACCGTGGGGCACGCTGACGGGCTACCCGGCCGTCTCCGGCGTCATCTCCGGCGCGACGTTAGGCAGCGGGTGGACCGGCTCGACGAGCCAGGGCGGTGTGACGGTGTCGACCAGCGCCGGGACCATCACGGTGCCGGTCGCCGGCCGGTACCGGTGCTACGCCTCGGTACTTACCAGTGGCGGCAGCGGAGCCGGCAGCAGCACATTCAGCAACTTGGTCAAATTTCAGGGCAACGGCAGCGACCTGTTCGCAAACGAGACCCTGGTCTACAACCGGACAACCAACGACAGCGCCTCCTGCAACTTCAGCGGCCTCATCGTCACCGAGGCCGAGCTGTCGGCCAGCGAAGCCGTGACGATGGTGGCGTCCCTCGACAATACCCACTCCACGGTGCAGGTGTACGAGTTCGGCGTGATCCTGATCCACTAGACAGTAAGCGCTTACTAGCCCATAATCCCGGAGCCCAGGCGCGGGCGCGCGCCGACCCCATTTCGAGGAGCCCTCATGGATGCCCAAGTTCTCCAGTTCCTGGTCCCGGTTCTGACTTGCGCGATCGGTGTCGCCGGCGGCTGGTTCGCCTGGTCGGTGCACGCCAAGTCGCTCGACGCCAAGATCACGGCCGCCTTCAAGACCGCCGTCGCCCAGACCAAGTCGACCGCCGGCACCGTCGCCGCCGACGTCTCGAGCGCGGCCACGACCGCCAAGCACCTGGTCTCGGCCGCGACCGCCCTGCAGCTCGCCTCGGGTGCGCTGTCCCAGGCTGCTGCGTCCCACGCCGCCGCGTCCACCGCGAGCTAGCATGGCCGCGGCGTGGCTGGGGACGCTCGCCAAAGTAGCGCCCGCCCTGGCCACGGCAATCGGTGGCCCGTTCGCCGGGATCGCGGTGTCGATCCTCGGGCCGCTCCTGCATCTGGATAAACCAACCGTCGGCTCGATCCAGAAGGTGATCGAGGACGGCCAGATGGGCCCGGACCAGCTCGCCGCCTTCAAGCAGGCCGAGCTGGCGCTGCAGGCGCACCTGGACGACAACGGCATCAAGCTGGAGCAGATCGCCGCAGACGACCGTGACAGCGCCCGGAAGCTGGAGGAGTCGACGCACTCCGACGTGCCGGCCTATATGACGTTTTTGGTCACTCTGGGGTTTTTCGGGCTGCTCGGGGGCGCGTCGCTGCACCTCCTGAAGCTGGACGACAGCGCGAACCTGACGCAGCTCGTCGGCGCGCTCGCCGCCACCTGGGGTGCCTGCATGCAATATTGGTTCGGCACCACCCGTTCGTCGGCTGACAAAGACCGCACGATCGCGGCCTTGACCTAGGGCGCCCAGATGGCCACCGCCTCCACCGGCGCCGCGCCGGCTACCGCCCCGCAAGTCGGCAGCGCCAACAACAACGTTCCGCAGCCGCAAAACGCCGCAGCCGGTGGCGTCAACGTCTCCACGGCGACGGGGGGCAGCGGGCTGCTTAGCGGTACCGGATCCAGCGCGACGAGCCCCACGCCAAGCAGCTCGAGCGCGTCCGCCAACACCCCGACGAGCGGGCTGCTGGCCGGCGGCGCGTCGCAAACCAGTTCGAGCAACCCGTACGGCACCGCCGGCCCGACGACTGCGGCCGCCTCGGGCACCGCGGTCGCGCAGCCGACTTCCGGGATGCTCGACAACGCCAACAACAGCACGGCGACGGTCGCCAACCAGTTCAACCAGCTGACCCAAGCCGGCAGCCCGTTGATGCAGCAGGCCGACACACAGGCGCGCCAGCAGGCGGCCAACAGCGGTCTGCTGAACAGCAGCATGGCCCTGCAAGCGGGGCAGACCGCGGCCGACAACGCAGCGCTGCCGATCGCCGAGAGCGACGCCGCCGCGCTGAACACGAACGTGAACAACCAGCTGTCGATCGCCGGCCAGGCCGCGGTCGACTCCGCCGACAACGCGAACAAGGCGTCGATCCAGAACACCGTCAACTCGACCAACATCACGATGTCGAACATCACGTCGGCGTACCAGCAGCTGCTGAGTTCCAACACCGCGGCCGCGTCACTCGCGCAGACCGCGCAGAACAACATCGCCGCGATCATGCAGAACCCGAACATCACCAACGCGGCCGCGATGTCGGCGGCGATCAACACGATCACGCAGCAGCTGCAGCAGTCCCTGAATACGATGGACGCCGTCACCGGGCTGAACCTCGGCCCGACGGTCAACGGCGGACAGACTCCGAACAATTCGCTGGCCAACAACAGCGGCGCGAACCTGCCGGGGGCGAGCGGCACCAGCACGGGCACCGGCGGGACGGGCTTCGGGCGCGGCACTAACGCGGCGACGACTCCCGCCACCGCCACCCCGACCAACGCGCCGGTGATCAACGGCGTGCCGACCCCAGCCCCCGCGCCGGCCAGCGCTGCCGCGCCCGCGCCGGCCAACCCACAGATACCCAGCTTCTACAACGCCGCCGGCGCCACCGATAGCTCCGGCAACTGATAGATGGGACGCGAAAGCCTGATTCAGCTCGTACTCGACTACCTGCGCACGGTCACGCAGCTGAGCGACGCGCAACTGCGCGGCTATCTGGGGGACTGGGAACTCGTGCCGTTCATCGTCAACAACAAGATCGCGGGAGCGGTCGCGCGCAAGGGCACCGAGGTGCACTTCGTGCTGAAGAAAGAGGCCCGCGCGCTGGCGCTGCAGAAGAACAGGATTGTGCAATTTTTGCACCGTCTTTTAGAACAAGACGGCTACCTGACTACGCGAATTATGCAAGGCGACATCGAGGCAACGCGATTCGTCGAGCGGCTGGGGTTCGGGTTCACCTGGACGGACGGCAGCTTCAACTACTACATGCTGGACGCGCCGGCGTACGCCGCGCGCTGAGGAGACTGAGATGCCGATGGTCGTTCCAATCATCATTGCCGCGGCCGAGATCTACGGAGGCTCGGTAGCGCTGGGTGCCGCCGTGGGCACGATGGCGACAATTGCCGCGGGCGCAGCCATTGCCGGCGGCGCGGTGACACTTATCGGCGCGGCGACGGGCAACTCCCACCTGGAGCAGTACGGCAGCTACCTCGGCGCGGCCGGAAGCGTGGCCACGGGCGCGATCGATCTGTTCGGACCGTCTAACCTTGGCGGTGTCGCGCCCACGGCCGGCGTCGCGGACACCGTCGGCACGACCGGTGGGGGTGGGGCGACCGCGGCCGCCACGGTGGTCGACTCCTCGGACCCCGCCAGCTACCTGAACGCCAGCTCGAGTGCTGTGGCCCCGCAGGATGCGGCCGCGGTGCAACCGATCCCGGCGAGCGCTGGCGCGCCCGGCGAGGGCCAGGGGATGATGTCGCAGGGTGCGGCCGCGAACGCGGACACGACACCTGGCGGCCCACCGGCCAGCAACACCGTCACCTCCACGCCCACCACGCCGGGCGCGAACGTTCCGCCCGTGCGCGAGGCCGCGGACGAAGCCGGCGGCTCCACGCCGCTCGGCACTACCGGCTTGAGTTCGGCTGACGAGGCCGCCAACAACGGCACCGGGCTGGGTGACCAGGTCGGCAAGTGGTTCGGCAGCCTGAAGCCGGAGACCCAGGCCGCACTCGTGAAGGTCGGCGCACAGGGTGTCGGCGGCCTGATGAGCTACATCGCGCCGTCTCCCGAACAGAAGGCCGAGATCGCCGCCAGCCAGGTGCCGCTCGAATCCCTGCAGTACACGGAAGCGCAGCGCGCGGCTTACAACAACACGTTGCTCGGTGCCAGCGGCCTCGCCAACCAGGCGGCGGCCGGCGGCGCCAACGGTGCGCCCGTCGCGCCGGCCACGGGCATCCTGGCCCAGGCCGCCCAACAGCAAACCCCGCAGGCGTACTCGGGCCAGCCCCAGAACGCCCCGCGTAACTCGAGCGTGGTCTGACCATGAAGCGCCAAGCACGCAAAGCCGCATTCAATTCTGCGCCGAAGCCCGCGCCGGCTCCGCCGCCGTCCAAGGGAAAGCCGGGTACGCAAGCCCCGAGCGGGGGGCAGGGCCCCGCTACGCCCGCCGCGGCAGGTGGGGCGCCGGACGGCCTGTCGGTCACGCCCGACAAGGTTCTGGCCGGCATGCACATCCCGGGCAACCAGATGCCCGCGTTCACGAACATCGTCAAGGCCGCGATCCAGTTCTGCACGAACCCGAAAACCCACCAGTTCGTGCTGCAGTCGCTGCGCGGCCCGGGGCCGGTGTCTCAGAAGCTGGCCAAGGGTGTGGTGTCCCTGATGCAGATCCTGTGGCATCAGTCGAACAACACCTTCCCGCCGCAGATGCTGATCCCGGCGTCGGTCTACGTCCTGGTGTGGCTGGCCCACTTCCTGGTCAAGAGCGGTCTCGTGCAGATGGACGACAAGGATCTCGCCCAGTCGATCCAGATGATGATGCAGGAGACCGCCTGGGCGCTGCAGCAGGCGCAAAATAGCGGCCACCACCCGGGCGCGCCGCAGCCTGGCCAGCAGCCCGGAGGGCCCCCAGCTGGGGTTGGTGGGCCTGGCGCGAGCCAAGGTCCCGCAGCCGGCGCGCCACCTGCGCCAGGTCCAGCATCCCCAGCTGGGGGTCCTCAACCCGGCGGCGGTCCTCCTGGGGCACCGGGGGGAGGCCAACCTCCACCTGGTCTGATGGCCGGCGGCGCCGGCGCGCCGGGAGGCTAAGCCATGCCGAACATCTTCGCCGCACTGGGTGGTGGGCTGCTCGAGGGTGGCGCGCAGGGCGCCGCGCAGGCCGCCGACTCGGAGATGAAGTTCCAGCAGCAGCAGTACCTGAACCAGCAGCTCTCCGATCTGCAGGTGCAGGCCGACGCGCGCATCTCCGAGAACAAGATGAACATGATGCACCAGGAGCAGCAGCGCGTGGGCGGCATCTTCCAGAAGGCGGCCGACGACTACGGTCCGGCGCCGGATACGACTGGTATGGGCGACGAAGCGGCCGAGAAGGCGCGCGCGGCGTGGCTGGAAGGGCGTGTCGAGGCAGTCCAGAGCGCCGGCGCGAAAGCCGGGCTGGCCCCCGAGGTGACGAAGGGTATGGCCGACCTGTACGGCAGCAATACCCAGTTCCATCAGAACGCCTACGGGGCGTACACCTTCAAGCCCGCGAGCGGTGTGGTCACCCCGGTCAAGGACTACACGGCGGACAAACTCGCTATCGCGGCCGCACGCGGCGGCGCGCGCGTCACACCAGAGCAGCGCGAGCTGAACGCGCAGAAGGGCAACCAGATCGTCGAGGCGGCACTCGACAAGATGACCGCCGGCCAGACCTTCGGCAAGGACAGCAACGGCAAGGACGCGCCGGATGTGATGTACCGCACGGCGGTGGGCGACCTGGGCAACCAGCTGCGCATGGCCAAGTACCACGACCCGGCGACCGGCGTCACCGACACCGCGGGATTGCAGGCCGAGTTGTACCAACTCACGCGCGGCATGAAGCAGCAGGCGCTATCCAGCGCGGCCGTGCTGGCCGGAACGAGCGATCCGAGCGATCCGAAGTTCGTCACCGCCTACCAGAATGCACTGAACGGTGGGGTGGCGGGCATCGTCAAGACGTTCAAGTCGCCGATCGACGCACGCGGCAAGCGGGGTGCGGGGCCGGACCCGGGGCGGTATGTGGTGCCCCAGCCGGGTGGCCTGCTGCAAGCCGGGGTGCGCGAAGCCTCCAACGAGGCGCCGAGTGCCGCTGACGCGCCGACGGCGCCACTGCGCATCGGGCTGCCGGGGATCCTCAGCGCTCCGGGCAACTCCTCGAACTACGACCCGTCGATGGGCCAGTCGCCCGAAGACCTGCAGCAGTCCTCGCAGATCGGTCAGTAGATGGCCGACGACGCCGACAGCCCCGACCTGGTAGCGCCCCCACCTGCGCAGGAGGACGGGAGTGCGCCGCCTGCGCCGGCCCCGCGCGAGGGACGCCCGGACCTGAGCGACCTGCCGCCTGGCGCGCTGATGGCGGCGCGCTCGGCGCTGAAGTACGGCGTCGACCCGCAGGTCGCGATCGCCCTGGCGAAGCACGAGTCGGGCTTCAACCCCAACGCGATCGGTGTGCCGACCAAGAGCGGCGAGCGCGCCCGCGGCCTGTTCCAGGTGATGCCGGCAACCGCCGCCGGCTACGGCTACGACGTCAACAAGATGACGCCCCAGGATCTTGCCGACCTGGGGATGAAGAATTTCAAGATCGCGCTCGACAAGCACGACGGCAGCTACCCGCACGCCCTGGCCGAGCACCTGGGTGGCCCGAACGCCATCGCGCAGGACGGCTCGATTCGCGGTGACATCTCGGACGCGATGGGCTCGACGCCGGCCGGGTTCGCGCACTCGGTGCTCGCCACCGCGCAGCGCCCGGACCTGATGGCCGGCTACCAAGCGCAGGGTGCTGCGGACGTCAACTCCGCGATGGGTGCGTCCGATCAGCCCGACGACGGCAGTGGGATGGACCCGCGCACCAAGGCGGCGTTCGACGAGTACAACGCGAACATCGTCCCCCCGCCGCCTCCGCCGGAGTCGATCGGCGGAACTCTCGCGCGCGGCTTCGGCGACACGATCCGCGGCACCAAGTCGATGTCGGCGGGCGCGCTCGCCTGGATGGCCGACGTGGCCGACAAGGCCGTGGGCGGCAACCCGATCGCCGCGAAGCTCCGCGACACGGCAATTGGCTGGTACCAGAAGTCGCAGGCCGAAGAACAAAAGAACGCCAAGCCTTCCGATACGTACGATGGCATGGTCGACGCGATCCAGAAGGATGGCGACTTCGGGGCGTTCGCCCACTTCCTGGCCTACAACGTCGGGCAGGCCGGGGCCGTCATCGGTCAGCAGCTGGCGGCCGGACTCATCGGGGGACTCGCCGCCTCCGCGGTCACGGGCGGGGCCGGAGGGATTGCGGGCGCGGTCGCCGGGGCGGCGGATGGGTCACTCGTCCGCGGCGCGATCGACCGTGTCGCGGCCGGCCTCGTGGCCAACCAGGCCGAAAAACTCACCGCCGAAGCCGCCGTCAACGGGGCCGTGAACGCCGGCGCCCAGGCCGAGATCCAGAAGCAGGCCGTGCAGCGGGCGTACGCCCAGATCATCCAGATGGGCCAGGTGGCCGGCACCGCCGGATTCAACGTGCCGACGATGATCGGTGCGACGTACCAGGCGGCGAATCCCCAGGCCGGCGAAGGGCTCGAGGGGGACCGCCTGCTGCAGGTCGGAGTCGGCGGAACGATGGCGGCGGTGGCCCAGTCGATCACCGACAAGCTGGGCGGCCACTTCATCAAGCAGGGCGGGGCCGAGGCGCTGTCTGGGTTCGGCAGGGTGGGGCGTGTCGCGGGCAATGCGGCGCTGGGTGCGGCAACCCAGGGCGCGGACATGCTCACCCAGACGGCGGCGACGCGCTGGGGTGCGGGGCAGGATCTGACCGGCGACGAGGCCGACTCGGCGTATCGCAACGCCGTCGCATCGGGTGCGGTGGTGGGGGGTGTCGCGGGCGCGGCCGCCGGCATCAAGAAACCTGGCGTGCCGGAGGCGGTGCGCAAGCAGGGTGATCTGGCCAAGATCTTCGCCGCCGGCAGCGCGCACGACGCCGCCCAGGCGGCACTCGAAGCATCCCGGAACGCTGACGCGGACCTGGGCAACGTCGTCGCCTCGGTCGACGAGCTGCTCAAACCTGCGCCCCCGGCGATCGGCTACCACGCGCGCGACCAGGCCACCGGCCTGCCGTTCGAAGGCCAGGTCGAGGGCGCGCAGCTGCCGGGCACGCCACTCCTGCCGTCGCCTGGCGGCCCACCGGCCGAGTCGGCGGAAGCGCTCGCCGGCGTACGTCAGGCGGCCGCGACCGGCGAAGCAATGCGGGAGTCGGAGGAAGCACAGGCCGCGCGCGCCGCGGACCAGGAACGTCTCGCCAACGGGCCGAGCTCGGGCACGTCGCCCTGGCCGGGGCCGAAGACGCCGCCGGCAAACATCCGCCCGGACCTCACCCTGGCCCCGCAGCCGGGTGCGCCGCCGCGCCCGGGCTCGTTCTCGCCCGAGGCCGCGCGGATCCTCGCGGATCTGTACCAGCGCCGCATCGACGAGCGCGGCGGGGTAGCCCTGCCCGAGGAGGCCGCGCACCTGCAGGCGATGGGGTTGCCGCGCAACTACGACTCGATCACGCCGCACGCGCTCGAGCCGGTCAGCCCGGGCCGGCCTGGCCGCGCCGGCGCGCCGGCGGAGGGTGGGCTGCGGGAGGTGGCGCCGGAGTTGGCGCTGCCGGCAGGTTCCGCTGGAGGCGGCCCGACCACCTCACCGCGGCCCGGAGGGATGCTAACACCTGTCGGCGGCCAGCGAACGCTCGATTTGGAGGGTGGCGCGGGCGGAACTCCCCCGGCGCCCAAGATGAAGGGGCCGCCGCGCAAGGTCGGCCCGGGCATCGGCCAGCAGGGCCGGCTGGACTTCGACAACGGCACGAGCTCGATCCCGGCCCCCGGCCAGCAGCAGCTGGACCTGCAAGGCGGGTCGGGCGGCACGCCGCCGGCGCCGAAGATGAAAGGGCCGGCCAAGCCCAAGGGACCTGCGCCAGATCAGGGAACGCTGTTCTCGGCGCCACGCGCCGGCGAGAAGATGAACATCCCGAAGCCGAACGGCGAGCGCATCGAAGGCACCGTGCTGGCCGACACCGACCCCAAGGTCGGGAAGCTGGCGCGCCTGTCGGCCGCGATCTCGCGCGTTTTCGGCCACCAGGTCGTGCACTACGACGGGGACCCCAACAAGGAAGGGGGGTTCTTCGACCCACGTACCCCGGACCGGGTCTACATCAACGTGAACGGCAAGGAGGGGGCGCTCGCTATCTTCGGCCACGAGCTCTTCCATGCCATCGCGCACAACATGCCGGAGGCCGCCGAAGCGTTCCGGCAGACCGTGCTGTCGGAGCTGACCCCCGAGGGCGCCGAAGCGTTCAAGCGGTACTACGGCAACGAGAAGTTCACCGCCCAGGGTGAGCCCGGCAAGGTCGGCGCCGGCCACGCGGAGGAGATCTCCGCCGACATGCTGGGCAACAGGATGATGGACCCCGAGTTCATGTCGAAGGTCGCCGCCCGCATGGCCGCCGGGGGCGCGGATCGCACGTCGCTCGTGATGAAGTTCGGCGCCCTGGTCACGCGCGCGGTGCGCTCGATCCTGAAGGCGGTGGGCGGCGAGGGGTTCGAATCCGACAAGTTCGTTTCCGACGTCAAGCGGATCGAAAGCGCTGCCGTCGAGATGCTGGCGCGCTACGGCGTGTCGCGCCAGATGGCCGCGCGCGAGATGGAACTCGCCCGGCTGAAGGGTGCGCACGAGGCCGCGCGGGTGCCGCTCGCCCGGGTGCAAAAGCCCGAAGCGACCGCGCCACCCAAGGAGCCGTCGCCCGAGCAGCAGTCGGCTGCCGAGGGCCGGCGGATGCGCGAGGAGGCCGGGGCGGCGCGGCGCGCTGCGCAGTCGAGCTCTGCGCGCCAGGCGACCGGCAACTTCGAGGTCGCACCCGATCCACGGGATACCGAGACAGCGGCACGGTGGAACTCGTTGCCGGCGGCAAAACGTGCACAGATTTCGGACAAGGTCGCCCGCGCGATGGTGCCGAAAATCCTGCGCGCGGCCGGGATCAAGGGCTCGATCGAGTCGCAGATCGGTGGGTGGAAGGGCGATCAAAACCGCAGTTACGTGCTGAAGGTCGAAGATCCCGCGGACTTGCCAAGGGCCGCGAAGCTGATCGGGCACGTCTTCAAGCAGGAGGCGGTGGGCCTGCTGGCCGACCACCCGTTCGAGGGCAGCGACCCGATGGACGAGTTGCGGGTGCATTTGCCCGGTCCGCTATCGTTTGACGAGTTGCAGAAAGTGTACGATCAGGTGCACTCGATCAAGAAGGACGACGGCGAACCGCTGTTCCTGGGCCACTCGACGGTCGAGGGCTCGAACGAGATGAACATCCTCCACTCAGGGGAATGGACCGGGGTGCCCACGGAGGATGCCAAGCAACGGATCCGTGACGCCACCGGGCTCGAGGTAGACCACCGGCCGGTGCACGGTGCCTTCCCATCAGGAGAAGCAGATGCCTCAGTACAAGCCGGGGGGCTCGCGGATGTTCTTAGGGATGAAGCGTCCCGTATGGTTGCCTCCGAGGTCGGCGCGTCCGCCCCGGATCGCGGCACCGCTGAAGCCGAGCGACAAGGTGCTGCCGGCGCACCAGCCGAAGTTCGGGGAACAGGAGTAGACGATGCACGGGCCAACGAAACCGAAGGCGCGCGGCTTTCACGGGCACGCGCCGTCAATGAACGCGAACCTGAGACTGCAGGACCATCTCGATACGAGCGTGGTGAACAGTTCGAAGGGGACACCCTCACCGGCACCCACTTCGCCCCCGAGCCGCGACGCGCCGCCTACTCCGAATACTACGGAGCCGGACTTCGCGCCGCCGACCAGGGCCGGCTAAGGTTCACCAACGACGACCGCCTGCGCCACCGGATCTACTTCAAGGTCAACAAGGGCGCGGGCGTCCTGCCCACCGCCGGGTCGGGCCGCCACGCCCACGAGGCGCGCCTGGAAGGCTTGTACGACGCCAACCGCAACCCGGAAGGCTTCGACGCAAGCGACCGGCCCGGGGAGCCGCCTGGCGCCGGCATGAACCGCTTCGAGTCGCAGGTGCTCGACCACGGCTACGACGGCTACCACGTCCGCCACCAAGGCGAGCGCGAGGGTAGCGCCGTGCTGCTCGACCGGCGCTCCGTGCCGATCAAGCACGTCGGCGAAGGGCCGCGCCCACCGCGCGTGGACCTGCCGCCAGAAGTTAAGGAAAGTGCCGGCCGCCGGCGCGATCGCGAGCGCGGCGAGCTGCCCACCCTGGAAAGTCAGGACGCCCAGAAAGACCTGGAGCGCATCGCTCGCGGTCTGACCGAACCAGAGATGGATCGGCTGACGCGCACGATCGGCAAGCGGCTGGTCGACAAGTTCGCGCAGCTGCCGCCGGTCGACGAGCTCGCCGCCGCGGCATGGGCCGGGCGCGCCAAGCGCGGCTGGTACCGCGACGCCGCGCGGACTATCGGGCACATCTGGGGCGCGGACGCGCCGCGCTTCACGGCACTCCTAGCGTCGCTGTCGCCGCGCACACCGGTCGACGAAAACCTGCGCCGCGCGATCGACATCTGGGGCAAGTGGACCAAGGCCGGCCGCCCCACGGATCGCGACGGGATGCTGGCGATCGTCGGAAACCTGGGCGACGCCTTCCGACTTAACGCGATGCGGGCGCTGTCGGCCGAGGACGCCAACTCGACGTTCCTCGGTGGCCCGAAGGTCCACTCGTTCTATCAGAACCTGATGGACCACGTCAACGAAGTGACGAACGACACCTGGCAGGCCACACTCGCCGGCGTGAGCCCGACGTTCCCGGAGGGCACCGGCCGCGCCGACTTCGACCAGTTCGGCGAGATGAAGATCAAATCGCCCGGCTACCTGGCGATGAGCGCGTGGACGCGGCTCGCCGCCGAGCGGCTGCGCGAGTTGACCGGCGACGAGTGGACGCCACGCGAAGTGCAAGAGACCAGCTGGTCGTGGGTCAAGACCCTCATCGAGCTGGCCGACAAGACCAAAACCCCGCCGGACGAATTGCTACGCCAGGGAGCGCTTACCGATGAGCTTCTCAAAGCCACGCCCGATTTCGCAACCCTCCTCGGGGAGCCCGCCGTCACCAAACGACTCGAGGCCATCGGACTCGGAGACCGACTCAACGGTCTCCAAGATCGCGGAGATAATGCGCGCGCAGCGGCAGAAGGATCCGTCGCTGGTCGAGAAGCAGCGCCGTTTGCTCCAGAAACTCAAGAGCAGCTGACCCAGCGCGCCGCCGAGCGCATGGCCGCGGTACGGCGCGGCGACGTGCCGGAGGAGCCGTCCGACGACAGCGACCTGCCGGATTTCAGCCTGCCGCGCAACCGGTTCGACGGGCCGATCGAAGCGCGCTGGACAAAGGACCGGGTCGACCGGTTGATCAGCGAGCACGCGTACCCTAACGACCCGAAAAAGTCGAAGGCGTACGCCATGATGGTACGGCCGAAAGACTTTGTTCGCGCCACCACCCCGGCTGAATATCGGGAAGCGCTGCGCGAGGAGGCGGGCCCGCTCGATGCGGAACGGCTGCGCAACCAGTCGCAGACACCGTTCCTGCATGTTCGCGATACGCCGGAAGGTATGCAGATCGTCGGGCATGAAGGGCGTCACCGCATGCAGGCACTGGCCGACGCCGGCGTGGACCGCGTGCCAGTTGTCATCCGGGATCAGCGGGGCGGACAGCCCCGCTCGCCGATCGACGCCGAGCGCTACTTTCACCCACAGGACTTCGGCGGGCTGATGCAAGGGCAGCGCGGCTTCCTGAGCGGCAAGATGCTGCCTATCTCCTACGAGCAATCGCGCGCGCTGCGCCAGCAGTTCGAAGAACCTGGAGATCTCAGTTACAGCGCCCCGCGGACGAAGAACCAGGTGATGAACGACATCGTGCGCCAGAAGCTGCCGTTGTCGGAAGAGGAGATGCGCAGCCACCCAGCGATCGGCGCGGCGCGCGAGGCACTCGATCAGGAAGGGCTGGGCTGGACGCACCGGGCGTCGAAGTTCTACGACGGCACGCACGAGAATTTGGGCGACACGGCCGCGACCTACACCGTCAACGGCGCCGGCGAGCCGCACATCTTCATGTGGAAGATGTTCAAGCGGTTGATGGACGAAGACCACGAGGTGACCGCGGCCCGAACCATCTACCACGAGATGGCCCACGTCATGGACCACGCTGGCAACGGCAGCATCTACAGCTCCCACCCGGACCTGTTCGTCGACAAGAGCGCGGAAGGTACGCTTCCTCAGTTCGTGCCGATCGGCAGGGTGGCCAAGGCCCTGGATCGGTTCTACCGCACCAACCCCTACGGCGCCGAGATCCTGAAGTACCCGCTCAGCCCGGTCGTTGCAAAAAATATGGACGTCGCCAGCGCCCGCGAGGAACTTTTCGCGCAGGGCGCGGTTATCATGCGCAGTGCAACCATGCGCAAGGAGCTATATCGTGAAGAACCGGACGCATACGCTTTCTTCAAAACCGCGCTCGCTCACGCCGCCGGCTACCGCGACATCGCTCGGGGAGACATCCCAGAGCGCGTCCGTCAAGTTGCCAGGCGTACCGTCGAGTTCCGCAGCGCCTACGATCACGCCACTCAGTTCGGATCCGCCGATCGGGATCGGGCTGCCGAATCTGTCCCTGACGGGGTAGACGCCGACGAGCCGCACGTCCAGGAGTCGGTCGCCCGGACCCAGTTCGGAAAGCTAGACCCGGACCAGGAAGCCGCCCTCGAGAAAGCGGGCGCCTTCCGCCCAGGCGAGACCTGGGGCCAGAAGCTGGGCAAGCTGCGCGCCGACTGGAAGATGCGCGCAACACAGGGCCTGGTCGACGAGTTCCGCGCGCTGCGCGACTGGTCCCCGACCGCCTACCGCTGGGCGCGCCTGGCCAAGGGCTCCGAGGGATCGCTCGAGGCGGCCATCATGTTCGGCAAGCCGTTCCTGCGCGACGGCGCCGTCGACGTCGACATCAATGACCCCACCCACGGCTTCGCCAACACCCTCGCACAGCTCAAGGGCGAGCACCAACAGTTCCTGTGGTGGGTCGCCGGCCAGCGTGCCGCGCTCCTGAAGTCGATGGGGCTGGAGAATCTGCTCGACGGCAAAGACATCGAAGCGCTCCAGCGCCTGAACCAGGGAACGCTGCGCGACGACGGGGTGACCTCGCGCGCCGAGGTCTACGGCAAGGTGCTGAAAGAGTACACCGACTACAACAACGCGATGCTCGACATCGCGCGCCAGTCCGGGCTGCTGAGCGAGGGCGCGCTCGCCAAGATGCGCGACGCCCCCTACGTGCCATTCTACCGGGTGATGGAAGACGACGGCAAGACGATCGCCGCCGGCTTGCCGAGCGGGCTGTTCAGCCAGTACGCCTACCGGAAGCTGACGGGTGGCACCGGCCAGCTCGGGGATCTGCTCGACAACACGATGCGCAACTGGGCCCACGTCCTCAACGCGAGCGCCAAGAACCGGGCCGCGGTGCGCGGCATCGACGACATGGTCAAGGCCGACGTCGCCGAGCGCTCGGAGCCGGGCAACGGCGCGGTCAAGATCATGCGCGACGGCCAGGCCGAGTGGTACCAGATCCACGACCCGCATGCCGCGGAGGCGATGGGTGCCATCAACTACGTCGCGCCCTCGTACCTGAAAGCGTTCGGGGCGGCCAAGCGCGCGCTGACCTGGGGCGTGACAGTCAGTCCGGTGTTCAAGGTGCGCACCCTGCTGCGGGAGACGCTGGCCGCGACCGCGCAGTCCGACATCTCGGCGAACGCGATCTCGAACCTGGCGCAAGGCTGGCGCAACACCGACCCGCGATCGCAGATCTTCGCCTCGCTGCTGGCCGGCGGCGGCCAGATCCGGTTCGGGTCGACAGAGCGCGGAAGCCGCGTGAACGCGATGATCAAGCGCGCCGGCGGGGCGACGATCGACGAGACCACGATGCAGCGCTGGGGTCGCCAGCTCGGTGAGATCGCGGAGGTGTACCACGAGTTCGGCAACCGCGTCGAGAACGTGAACCGGGCCGCGCTGTACGACCAGCTGATCAAGAAAGGCAAGAGCCACGAGGAGGCGTCATTCATGGCGCGCGACCTCCTGGACTTCACCGCATCCGGGCGCTGGCCGGTCGTGCGGTTCCTGACACAGACCGTGCCGTTTATGAACGCCCGGATGCAGTCGCTGTACGCGCTCGGGCGCACCTGGCAGAAGGAACCGGCCAAGGTCGGCGCGATCGTCGGCTCGATGGGGCTCGCATCGCTGGCGCTCATGCTGAGCCAGCAGGATGAAGACTGGTGGAAGCGCCGCGAGGACTTCGACCGCGACGCCTACTGGGCGGTGCGCGTCGGCGACCAGGCGATGTACATCCCGAAGCCGTTCGAGCTCGGCGCGATGGCGACCATGTTCGAACGCACCTGGGAGCTGATGTTCAACAAGGACATGACCGGCCGGCGGTTCGGCTCGAACGTCGGGCAAACGTTGCTGAACACCTTCAGCTTCGACCCCACGCCGCAGCTCGTCAAACCGATCCTGTCAGTCGCCCAGAATAAGGACCCGTTCACTCAGCGGCCGATAGAGACCGGCACCGACCAGCGTCTGCTCCCGAACGAGCGCTACGACGAGAACACCTCGATGGCGGCGCGCTTCCTGGGGTCGCTGGGGCTTCCGAACCCGGCGAGCCTGGTGCAGGCGACCTACGAGCCCCTGTCGCCGAAGCAGGTCGACTACATGCTGCGCGCGTACACAGGGTCGGTCAGCTCGCTGGTAAACACGGCGCTCGACGCGGTGGCGCGGCCCGATGACAAGGGGCCGGCGCCCAGCTGGAAACTCGATACCTGGTCGGGCGGGTTCCTTCGCGATCAGCCGAGCGACCACTCGCGCTACGTGGAGGCTCTCTACGAACAGAGCAAGAAGGTGGATGAGACGTTTGCGACGATCAAACGTGCGCAAGAAACTGGCGACTGGTCGCGCGCGCAGCGCCTGGCGGCAGAGAATACGTCGCTGCTCGCGCAGCGCGGCCGGATCCAGGGCGCCGAAAAGGAACTGACCGACGTCACGAAACAGATTCATCGCGTAGAGCAATCGACGTCTCTCTCAGCTGAGCAGAAGCGGGCGATGATCACGCGGCTGAACGCGCAGCGCAATAGCATCGCCCAGAGTGCCGTGCCCGCTCAGTGATCCGCCACCAGCGCGTAGCCCTCCTCGAAGGGCTCCGGCGGCGAAGCGCTGACGTAGCCATCCGGGTACAGTACCAGCACCCAACCCTTCTTCGGCTCGTGTATCTCCAACCACGCGTTGGTCACCGACCACTTTCGCCCGTGCAGGTGGATCCAGTGATCCTGCGGCCCGTTCGGTGTGATGTCAGTGATTTCCGCCGCCAGCACCACCTTGTGCGAGCGGTAACGCTTGAACCCCGGAACGGGGTCCGGGCCCTGCAACTGCTCGCCCATCCTTGCCTCCCTTGTAGATGATTTCGACCTGGCCGTCGTCGTGCGGCCACAGCTCGTACCAGCCCGACTCGCGCTGCTCGTTGGGCCTGATCCAGACGACCGGATTGCGCAGCGCCACCCCGCAGTAGGCTTTCACCGTCGCCCACAGGATGACCTCGGAGAAACGCAGGATGCGCTTGACGCGCGCCCAGATCGGCGTCTCCATAACCCGCCGAAGGTTGTCCGCTCGCCGGGCCGCGTCCGCCTGGGCCTCGTCCGGCATCTCGCCACCTGTGACCGATGCGGCGTAGATGTTCAGCCGCGTCTCGACGATCGCCTCCGCGATCTCCCGGAACGTGTCGCCGCGGTATTCGAGGGCTTCCTGCAGGCGCGCGCGCAACGCCGCGTTCTCCTGGCGCAATGCCTCGATCCGGTCCGCGTACACCTCGTCGGAATTGCCCAGCGGCACCACCTCGATCACTTCGTCCATTTGCCCTCCTCGTCTTTCGCGATGGTCTTTTTGAACATCGAGTTGGCCGCGGTGTGGTAGATGATGACGCCCTCGGGATTTGTGAAGCCGGGTGCGGCCACGCTCCCACCCACCTGCAACCTGCTCAGTGCCAGGTGGATCGAGTAGTTGGTGTTCTCGCCGACGTACAGCACCGGCACGACGTCCAGGCCGATCGCGTCCGCGTGCTCGGCCCACGCGCCACCCCAGAACTCCTTGCCGCCAAGCGGGTAGTACTCGCACGGGTGCGCCCAGCGCGAGACGTTGAAGAGCGAGAACTTTTTCCGGCGCACCCCGTAGCCGCGCTGGATGCCCTCGCCCCACCACTCGCCCAGGTGTGTGCCGGTCCCCAGGAGCATGGCGAGGAGTTTGTAGTTCTGCTCGACCCACTGCGCAAACCCGAAGCCGTCCCGGCTGTCGACCGACAGGTAGCGATTCTTGCTGCCTGCGATGCAGCGGCCATCGGGCAGCACAACAATGCGCCCGTTGGTGCCGTCGATCTTCTCGGTGATCACGATGTCGCGCGACCACCGTGGAATCTTCGGGAACGGCTCGAAGGGCGGCGGCTCCTGCACCACATACACCTCCTCCAGGAAGATCGGGTCCTCGCTCATTCGCCCACCTTGTCGAGCCGAAACTGCGAGAACAGCATCCTCTCGAAAAGGGCCCGCGGGTCCGAACGGAACAGCGAGACCAGAGAGTTGGCCAGCAGGAACAGCATGAAGTCTTGCGGGCTCGCTTCAGGCACGCCGTCTTCGCGTGACAGGCCGGGGATCGCGCCGACCGCGGCCGCGAACCGGATCATCTCGGAGCGCGGCGACTCGACCATGCGCACCACGAACTCGCGGCCCGATGCCTTGTCTTCCTCCGTCTCGAAGAGCGACGTCAGGCCCCTCGGCGCGGCGCTGTGCTTGTCGACCGCCTGGACGATCAGGTCCAGCGCCTCGAGCACGGTGGCGATCACGCGCTGCTGCTCGATGTGCTCCGCGATCTCCGAGACGACCTTGTCGATCTCCTCGTCGGCCGGAGTCTGTGGCACCTCGTCATTCATCGTTCACCTCCCTCAGATAGCTCGCCACCCGCAGCACCTGTGGGGCGCGGAAGCCCGGCCCCGTGCAGCGGATGTCACGCAGCCAGCGTTGCCCACCCCCGTGCAGATGCACGAGGGTTCCCTCGCCCTTGATCACCGAGTACACGACCTTGTGCCCCTCGACGATCAGGTACTCGCGATCTTCCCACTTGCGCGTGCGCGGCTCGGGCGCTTTCTTGCCGGCCGCGCGGTCGAGGATGCGATACGCCTCGACGTTCGCGTCGTCGCCAACGCGACCGACGGTGCTGATGTCGGTTAGCGTCTCGCCGTCCTCCGCGCCGGACTTGTGCAGCTGGAGAATCGCCTCCAGCACTTGCCGCGCTTCGTCTGTCATCTCCCCAGCCATAGTCCCTCCAATCAATCCGTTTTCCGGTAGTAGGGCAGGATCTCCGTCTCTGCCTTCAAGATCAACCCAGGCGCCCACTTCAGCGGCCGCTCCATCACTGCCTTCAGCCGGGCGGCCAGCGCCGACGCGCGCTCGATCGATTCCTCGAGCTGGATTTCGTCGTGAACGTGGAATGCCGCCGGGTCATCGCGCAGCGCATCGAGCGCTTCGCGCAGGATGCTGGCGGCCATCGCCTGGTCCAGGTTCTCCGTCCACTTGCCCCCGTAAGACCAGATGACGTTCCACTGCTTTTTGTCATTGACACCCTTGTAGTTGACGGCGCTCTTGCCGAACTTCGGATCCTTCGCGACCTGCGGGTCGAAGTAGGACAGCCGGCGTCCGCACGGCAGGTGCATCTGCAGGACTTTGTAGCCCAGCTTGTTGCGCCGGATCTCGAACCAGACCGCGCTGCAGTTGTCCGGGCCGACCTTCACCTCGATCGCGCGCCCGCTCAACACGCACGCGATGGCCGCGTTCTGCAGACGGATCCACAGGCCATCGTCCCAGTTGCTGATGCGCGGGCTCGCCAGGCGCCACGCGTCCACGATGCCTGGCAGCTCCGACTCGGGGATGCCTTCATCGAGCGCGCCCATCGTGATCATGGCCCCAGGGCCGCCCTGGAATCCCAGCGCCAGCTCGGCCACCTTCGCCTTCTGGCGCAGTGGATGCTTTTTCTTCTGGTCGATGTACGCCTGGAATTCCGACCAGGGTACGTTGAACATCTTCGACGCACTCACCTCGTACAGCTTGCCGTGCGTGGCGAACACCTCACGGCGCCATTTTTCATCGGCCAACCAGGCGAGGTTCACCGCCTCGATAGCCGACCAATCGCCACCGACGAACACGCGGCCCGGCGCGGGCGCGAAGATCGAGCGCACCAGGTGCCCGAGCGCGGTGTTCACCCCGCCGAACCACATGTCGACGAAGTCGCGGTCGCCGCGTTTGACCGCCTCCCGCAGCGCGTCGAAGATCGGGCTGACCCCCTTCTTCATGTTGTGGATCTGCACGAGGCGTCCGCTCCAGCGCCCGGTGCGCGGCGCGCCGTTGAACTGCAACAGTCCGCGCACGCGGTCGTCCGGCCCAGCGGCCCGGCGTGCGGCATGGTACTTGACGGACGCGGTCTGCGCGATCTCCTCGCGCAGCTGCAGCATCTCGCGCACCAGATCGGTGGGCGCGGTGCGCAGCAACTCGGGCATCGTCTCTTTGTTGAGCGCGTCGCAGATCACACCGGTCTCTTTCAACATCCAGGCTTTGAACTGCGGCGCGCTGTTCGGGTTCTCGATCCCAGCCATGCGCGTCATCTTCGCCTCGAGCTCGGCGCGGTAGTCGCCGTCCATCTTGATCGCGCCGTCGACGAACGCGCCATCGATCGGCACGCCGCGCGCATTGATCGGGTGGTCGATCTCCGCCCAGAACCGGTGCTCGCGCTGCATCCATTCGTCGCCGCCTTCGCCTGGTATGAACGTGCCCAGGCCGTCGAGCGCGGCCAGCACCGACGATTCGGTGACGACGTCCTGCTTGTTATAGTCTATGAAAAGTTCCCACTTCGCCGGGTCGTCGCGTGGCAGGTTGCGCGAGCGCATCCCATTGGCCTTGGTCGGCTTGCACGGGCCGCAGAAGTATTTGATGAGTTGCCGCCCCACCGCCGACTTGCGCTGCTCCTGCGGCAGCTTCAAGGCGATGGCCGCCTCGGACAGCTTGGCCGGCAGCCCGAGCATCATGGCGTGGGTCATGCTGCAGCGCCACTGGCGGATGTCGAACTGCATCCCGACGAAGTGCTCCTGCAGCGTGACGAATTCAAAGTAGGCGTTCCACGCGACCTTGATCACGTCCGGGCTCACCAGCGCCTGCTGAATCTCGGGCGGGATGCGCTCGCCCTGCGCCAGATCCCAGCAGACCACCGGCCCATCGTTCAGCTGGCCGGCCATCAGCAGGATCTCGAACGACGGGTCGCGCGCGTAGCGGTACAGACCCACCTCGGGCAGGTCCACCGCGGCGTACGTCTCGCCGTCGAGGCGCAGGACGTCGTAAGCCATCAGGCGCCGGTCCAGTGCCCGCCGCGATCGAAGCCGCAGGGCTCGCCGGCCGCGTCCGCCTGGGCGCGGCGAGCCTGGATGGTTGGGTCCGCATCCAACATTCCGTTGATCTCGAACGGGTCGCGCGACTCCTCGAGCAGCTTGCGGCAGACGTAGTATTCCTGGAACCACCGCGATGCCTGGGCGCGGCGGAACTCGCTGACCTTGCGCTGCCTGGCCAGCGCGCGATTAGACGCCGCCAGAGCCAGCAGCGCGTCGGCTAGCCGGTACAGCAGCCAACCCTTGATTCGATTCAGTGCCATCGTGTCCACCTCCTGAAAAAAGCCGGGCCGGCAACAATCCGTGCCCAGACGCCCGGCAAAGCCCCCGTCAGAAGGACACGGCTCCGCCGCCACCGATCGGCGCCTCGGGCCCGTCGTCGGTGTCGTAGGATTGGTAGACACTGCTCGGGTCGACGCGGCCGTCCACGCGCTCGCCGTCCTTGACCTTCTGCAGCGAATTCAGGCCGGCGGCGATCACCTCGTTGCCGTTGACCTTGGCCGGGTAGAAGTTGATCTCCGCGCAGCCGAACATGCCGCTGTAGATGTGCTTGCGGTCCTTCGGCAGCGGGATCCGCGGGTTCGGCCCGACGAGCTCCGGTGGCGAGTAGGTCGCCGCGTTGACGAAGTAGTGGCCGGCGTAGACCCGATCTTTCTTCAGGCCCTGCTCGAGCTCGGCGTCGCCGTCACGCACCACCGACTTGACGTGGGGCGCGCGTTCCTTGCTCCACTTGCCCAGCGTGACACCGCGCAGCCGTGCCGCGTTGATGCACTTGAGCATCCCGTTGACGGTGGTGGTGTCAGTCTTGGGCACGAGGAGCGTGCAGCCGTACTTCAGGCGGATCTTGAGCTGGCCGTTCTCGTCGCGCTCTTCCTTGGCATTCGGCGGCATCTTCGGCTGCCACAGGTCGTTCGCGTAGAGGATCCGGCACACGCCGGTGATGATCGTGGTGTCAGGCAGGTTGAGCGTTGGCATCGGGCTCTCCGGTTGGCTGGTTGGCTGGTTGGGTGTGGTCCGTGAACACGGCCGCCGCGTGCCCCTTGGGCTTGTTCGCGCGCGGGTCGTCCGCCGGGACCAACGTTTTCTTCGGCGGGTTGGGGACGCGCTCCGGCTCGACGACGGTCTTGTACAGCCGCGAGCCGATGCGGTTTTTCATCTCGGTGAACCCGACCAGCTTGCGGTCGTAGAGCATCGCTTCGGGCACACCTTCCTTGCCCAGCTTCTCGACCAGGGCTGGGATGTCCTTGATCGTGTAGCTCTTGCGCCCGTCGACCAGCACGTAGCCTGGCACCTCGGCGCCCTCGAGCGCGCGGGCAGTCAGGAATTCCTGCACGTCGCCGGCCCAGGCCAGCGCCTGGCGATACTTCTGCAGGTTCGCCGCCAGCTCCGCGATCGTGTAGCGCCCCGACTCGATCGGGCCGGGCTCGAGCGTGTCGAGCACGGTAGTTGCCGCGTCCGCGCGCGCCCGGCACACGGGCGCGATCTTGCAGAAGCCGCAGTGCGGACCCGGCACGTAGGGGCCCAGCCCCTGCGCGGCCAGGCGTGCGGCCGGTACCAGCACCTCGTCGGCCCAGGTGGAGAGCTCGGCCTTGGTCAGGATCTCGCGCTTGATCGAGTCGCGCGCCGGCTGCACGATCGACAGCGTGACGTTCGCGATATCCCAGAAGCCGTCGTACTGCAGCAGGGCGCCCAGGCCGTAGATGCGGATCTGCCAATTGCCCTCAGCCTCGACCAGGATGCCCTGGCCGAACTTCCAGTCCGCCACCTCCAGCGTGTTGCCGTAGACCAGCATCAGGTCGGCGGTGCCGAACGCCCCGGGAATCCACTTCGACAGCTCCACCGTGCGCTCGACGAAGACCTTGGCGCTGGCGTCCATAAGCTTCGCGTAGGCGATGCGCTCCATCGCGTAGTCGACGCAGACGTCGGTGTGATCCTCCAGCTCCTGGTCCCACAGCCTGTGGGTCTTCCAGGTTGCCACGTCGTAGTCGGGCGGCACACCGTCCTCGCCGTCGTCCAGCTTGGCCTTCAGCTTCTGCTGCACGATCGCGTGCCCGAGCGTGCCACGTTCCCGGTAGTCTGTCTGCGGGTCGGGCAGGTTGGCCCGTACGCCCTCGACGGCGCTGGGGGTGCACACACCCCAGATGTGCGCGCCCGACGCCCCCAGGATCGCGTGGGCGGGGCGCAGCTCTTCCAGCGTAGCGAGGGCCATCAGCTCTCCAGGATCTGAGTTTCGGTGACCTTGTCCAGGCGCGCGGCGGCCAGGGCGTCGGTGTAGCCGTCCGGGTAGCGCTTGCGTAGCTTGTCGACGTTGGCCTTGATCACTTCCTCCCGGCTGACACCGATCAGCGCGCGCAAGGCGGCCGCGTAGAACTCCAGGTCGCCCAGCTCCTCGATCACGTTCTGCACGTCCAGCGGCTTGCCGTAGACCCAGTGCTTTTTGACGGCGTCGAGCAGCTCGCCGGCTTCGCCGGAGATCCCCACCGCGGCGTGGACCAGACCCAGGACGCCGGCATTCAGCTTGGTGAACCGGTTCAGGACGAAGCTGACGTAGTTGCCCTCCGCACCGCTTTCGCAGTTGGTGGGCAGGAAACAATTCTGTTGCGGCATGAACCCTCCTAGAAGTGTGCCGCCCAGCGCAGCCCCAGGCCGCGCTTGGCATTGTTGTGGACCACCGTAACCTCCAGCGCGCACGCCACCCCGAGGTAGGTGCGCGCGTAAAGCGGCGGCAGGAACTCGGCGACCGCCACGTCCGCCGCCGCCGCCAGCGCGCCGTCGGCCAGGACGCGCGCCTCGCTGGGATGGCGCCCGAGCATCGGGTTCAGCTCGTACATCCCCGGCGTGTGGCGAATCTTCAGCGTCTGGTCGATGTCCGCCGCCGTGAAGGTCAGCGTGGTCGCCAGGAGCGTGGCAGTGATCGGATCCATCAAGTCTCCCTTGATTAGCGAGGCTCGATTGTACCGAGTACGGACTCGGGGAGCGCCCTGCGCCGACGAGCGGTCGGTTCGAGGATGGCGATGGCCAGGTCGACGCCGTCCACCAGGCTCGTCGCCTTGAAGGTGGCGGTCTCGGTGATGAAGATGTGGTCGTGGGTCGTATCGAGCGGATCGCGGACCAGCACGATCGGAATGCTGTGCGAGTACGCGACACCTATCTCGAAGACGGTGCCGATCGACACGAGCCCCTGCCGGCCGACCGTTAAGTTGACCAGCATCAGGTCGCAGGTCGACGCGTCGAAGTAGTCCCGCCCCACGATCGCGCGCGGCTGCGACAGCTCCTGCGTGATCCGGCGGTAGTAGGCGTTGTCTCCGCGCAGCGGTTGGCCACCGAACTCGGTAGGGTTCTTGCCGCGCAGCGGCGACAGCGCGGTGATGCCCGCCTCGGCGAGATACGTGGCGGCGATCTGCCGCCAGCCGTCGGCCTGGCCGAACGTCAGCCCCCCGATCGGGCCGGCCAGGTAGACCACCGGGTGCGCGCGGCTCACTGCGCGCTCTCCGGCGGATTGGCCCTGCACGCGTCGAGCATCTCGGCCTCGATGTCGGCCGGTGGCGTGTCCTTGTAGCTGGGACCGTAGATCGAGTCGGCAATCCCCAGCGCGTACGTCAGGTCGTCCGGGTCCTTGAAGATCCGTGGGTAGTCGAGGACCATCTTGTGGATGGCCAGCTTCACCTGGACGAGCGGGGTCGTGGCCCGGTTGTCCGCGATGAAGCGCGCCAGGTCCGCCCAGTCCTGGCAGACCTCCGCCTTGACCCCACCGCTGGCGTGCGCCGGCTGCAAAGTTGTGCAGGACCACGCCGCGCCCACGCATACCAGCACCCACACGAACGCGGCGCGCGCCGCCCGGTCGGTCATCGCGGCGTCTCGAAGAGGCGAATGATCTTGTCCTCGCGCTCCAACTCCTCGAGCACGCCGTCCGCGTAGGCCCGAACACTTTCAAGGCGCGTGGTCGCGGTGGCCTCGTCCGCCGGATGCGGGAAGAGCTGGTCCGCGGTCCGGTTGCCCACCACCTGGAAGTGCGGCGTGGTCAGGCACACGCACCCGTCGGACCGCGGCTGCACCTCGACGATGGCCTGCAGCACGCGAAAGCGCCGCGCGTCCGCCTTGATCACGTCCCACGCCACCTCGCGCGAGACCCGATTCTTGACGTCCTTGATCTGCTTGGACGCCTGGGTCGCGGCCTGCGCGGCAACCTGGGGCGTGCCGGCCTCGCCCGGCAGCCGGCCCTTGGCGTCGGTGCGATTCATCAGCTCGCGCAGCGAGACCGCGATCGAGCTGAACGCGGACTCGAGCGACGTCATGCGCGACGCCAGCTGGAACACCAGCTCGGTGACGTCCGCCGGGTTGGCCTGGCTCGCGAGGATCTCGGGGCTAATGCTGTCCATGCCGGTTGTACCTCCAGTGGTAAGGTCCGCAGTCGGACGGGGTGGTCGGCGCGGCCGCGGTCGGTGCGGCGCGCACGAGAAATTCGTGGTTGAGGTAGGCGCACGCGCCCCACAGGAACGCGAGCATCACGGCGACCCCCGCCAGCTCCAGGATCAGGATCCGCATCAGAAGTCCCCCGCGTCGCACATGGCGGCCAGGAAGCACAGTGCGGTGAGGCGCCAGAGGTACTTCGACTCTGTCGTCGGCCGCCACCCAGGCTGCGTGTAGTCGAGCCAGAATGAGCCAGGGGCCACCCCAGCGACGGGGGAAAACAACTCCGCGTACTTCTCCAGGTAGGTGGGCGTGGCACCGGACCAGCTCAACGCCACGCAGCTGTACTCGAAAGTGCGATACGCGGGAGGCCGGCCCGGTGCCAAGCACTCCGCGGCCCGCAGCGCGATCGACGCCGCGATCGAGCTATCCACGGAACGGACTCCGATGGTCGATGGCGGCATCGATCGCGTTGCGCAGCGACTGGCCGGGCACCACATCGATGTGGATGTGGCTCCAGCGGTTGCCGCACAGGTCGGTCCAGCACTCCATCATGTTGCGTTCAACCCAGTCGAGGCGGAACGAGTCGGTGTACGACGCCGGCGCGGGCGTGGGTCGGGGGCTGTGGATCGCCATCGGTCGTTCTCCCTGGCTTGCGCCAGCGGGGGCGGCATGTCACCGTGGTCGACGAGGTCGGCGACCAGGTACCACTGCAGCTCCAGCTGGAGGGCGGTTACGGGCTCGCGCACGCCGCAGTAGGCGCGCTCGAACAGGCAAATCGGGCAGACCCCCGCGTAAGGGCCCTCGTGAGGCACCCAGCCGCCCGCGTAGTCGGATCCGAGCTCGTGCAAGCGCTCGACCAGTGCGGGCAGCCGGTAGGCCGAAGTCTTGATCAATTGATGCTGTCCAGCGGGTTGCCGTAGCCGTCGACCAGGGGCCGCGACGCGATGTCGACGGGCCGGGCGACGTGCGGCGTGGGCTCGGGCTTCGGGTCCAGGAACTCGCCGTAGATCGGCATCGCGCCGTCCCCGGCGGGGGCCGTCACGCGCTCGAACTCGGCGGCCAGGTACTGGTACAGCCGCTGGGTGGCGAACGCGTGAGCGGGCTCGGTCGCCTCGATGTACGGAGTCGTGCAGGTCAGCGCCAGCGTACCGCGGTCCACGTTGTGGATGATCGTCAGCTGCAGGATGTTGACCCGGTTCGGCTCGTACTGCGGGATGCCCGAGCCGTCGCCCAGCGCCGGCGTGGCGGGTGGGGGCGGCGGCCCCTCTTCCGGGGGCACGTCGCCCAGATAGCCTTCCGGGAAACCAGGGAAGTGGAGGGGGGCGGCCGGCTCGTGCATCCCCAGGGCGCCGTCCCCGCACGCGATCTCGTGCAGGGTGCGCATCAGAACCCCACCGCGGTCGGAATTGACGGGGCGCCGGTCGGAACCAACGACACACCCACCACCTTGCCCGCGTCCTCGACGAACTTCGCGCGCGCCGGCCCCGGGATCTCGGACAGGGCCTTGACGTTCAGCCCGACGATCAGCTGCGACAGCTGCGCGCGGTAGGTGTCGAGGTGCGGCGCCAGGAACGCGCGCAGCTGCTCGTCGGTGTAGTAGCTCGGTGGAGGCGGGGCCGCCGGCGCAGCGCTCACCGTGGTGTCCAGCGCCGTGGCAGCTTGTGTCTGAACAGGCCCGGAGGTGGTGGTGGGTGAGGAGGCCGCGCCGGCGGTTTCGGTCGCCGCCTTGGCCGGCCGGCCGCGCGGCTTCGGCGGCTCGCCGAAGGTCGCGCTCGCGGTCACAGCGGCCTCGCCGCAGGCGGCGTGGAAGGCGGTCAGGAATTCGGACGCCAGGGTGATGGCGGCCACTGGGGTGGTCTTCTCCAGCTTGATGTTGATCTCGATCGTCACGGGGTCCTCCGGTGGTTCGGGCAGGACGAACTGTAGCGATGTGGTAGTTGATCTGTCAAGCACTGCTTGATTTATCGCATTGATCGCGGCATCATGGCACCCGTTAGACCCACCGGAGGACCCACATGCCGCGAGCCAAACCGATCCGCAAGGCCACCAATCCGAAGGTGAGCAAGCGCTCACCTACGCCGTCTGCGGCCCAGCTGCCCGAGTACGACCGCGCGTTCCTGTGGGTCGACCCGGACGCGGCCATCCGGAACATCGTCGGCCCGGGTGTCCTGAAGGACAGCGGTGCGCGCCGGGAGTTCGCTACGGGGGCGGTGCGCGATGCGCCGAACGACAAGGGCCGCTTCGATCTATTACAGGTTCACGGGATCCTAGCGCTCGCGCGGCAGCTGGAGCGGGGTGCCAAGAAATATGGCGACCGCAACTTCGAAAAGGGGATGCCGCTGTCTGTTTTCGCCAACAGCGCGCTGCGTCACCTTCTCAAAGTGCTGGCCGGCTACACCGACGAGCCGCACCTGGATGCGGCCATCTGGAACATTGCCAGCCTGATCGAGATCAAGACCCGGATCGAGGCGGGGCTGTTGCCGCCCGAGCTGAACGATCTGCCGACGACCTTCACCGGTGTCGAGCCGAGCTTCTGATGGACACGACACCCGCCGAAGTGTTCGCGTTGCTGATCGCCGACCTGGGTGGCCAGGCGGCGGTGGCCCGGTTCCTGGGGGTCACGGCGCAGGCCGTCAACCAGTGGTGCAAGGCGGGCAAGCCGCCGGCCGACCGCGTGGTGGACCTGGTCGTCGAGGCGCGCCGGCGCGGCGCCTATTACACCGAGGCGCAGCTGCGCCCGGACGTCTTCAAACCACCTGTCCCACGGAAAGGAATTCTACGATGAGCCACAACCCCATTTCGTTCGCCGCGACGGGCGCGGAGGCAATCAAGTCGATCCACCGCCCGACGACCGGTGTCGGCCAGATGCTCGGTGGCGTCTACGACGACCCGGACGTGCCGCCGGGCTACGTGTCCTGGGAGACCGCCGACCCGGCGCAGCAACTCGCGTTCCTGGGGCGGTTCGTGCTGGACGTGCGCAACAAGCTGGACTGCCTCGAGGCCAAGGTCGAGGGACTGCTCGCGCACCGTCACAACACCGATGGGCTGTTCGACCGCACCAGCAAGCCGACGTGCCCGGATGTGCCGACCCACCCGCTGCACAACGTCGTGTGGCGGCCCTGAGATGGGCGGCCACCTCGTGTTCCTGTGGGGCCTGCTGGTCTGGTTCACGCTGGGTCTGTTCAGCGAGAGCCGCTCCGGCACGATCTTGTCGGCGGCGTGGCTGTGCTCCACGGCGATCGAGCTCGTCTGCCAGTACCGCCTGGGGTCCTGATGCGTAACCCCTTTGCCGAGACCGCCGCGATGGTGGCGGCCGCGCGCGCCGCGTTCGTCGCCCAGCGCGCCGAACAGATGCGTGGGCTGCCGGACGGTGGCCTGCAGCTGCACAAGGCGTCGGACGCGAAGCGAGCGCGCCGTGCGCTGGTCCGCCTGGTGGGCCGGCGCCAGGCCATAAAGAGCTCGAAGCGGTTGCGGCGCGCGCAGCTGAACCGCGCGCTGCCGCACCTCGACCCCAGTGATGCCGGATGACGCCGCGCGAAGAGTTACGCCCGCGGCAGAACCTGTGGAAGGAGCCGCAGTACCGCCGGGACGTGGACCGGTTGCGGGAGCTGCTGGCGTCACGGCGCTGGAATGTGGCGCAGCTGTGCCGCGACACCGGGACGGACTATTCGGTGGCGCGCCAGCTGATCGGGGGCTTCACGATCCATCCGGACGCGCGCTTCCTGTACCCCGCGCTGGCCTGGCTGGCGAACCCGCGCGCCTTCTCAGCGGCCGAACGATCCCCCGATGCGTGGCTCGGTTTCGCGCCCGAGTACGCGCATCGAGCGTACGAAAAGTCGATTCAGCACATCGCCGACAGGGGGACGAAGTATGTGGGCCAGCGCAGTGCGCGTTATCAGGCGACCCTGCAGGCCCGGCGGAATCAGGCGAGCGGGATTAGGCGGCGGGGTGGCGCAGGGAGTGTCGCGGAGATTCAACCAACTGAGGGAGGTGCAACGTGATCCAAGGTGATCGAGTGGTGAATGGGGCGTTCGGGTGGGGCGCGATCGGCGTGCTGACCGTGCTGGCGTGCGTCGCGCTCGTGTCGTGCGACAAGATCGCCCCCGGGCAGGGGCTCAACCGGCTGGTCGGCAACTGGGTCCCGCTCCAGCTTCCGGCCGGGTGCGCGGTGCGGCAGATCGCCGCCGAGGAGAGTGGGGGTGTCGCAGTCCTGTGCGAAGACGGCCGGGTGTTCCACTGATGGGCACGATCTGGATACTGGTGGTGTTCTGGCTCGGGCCGGCGCCGGTGGAGCACCCGCAGCCGACGTTCGGTGTGCAGCTGTTCGACACGCTGGAGGCGTGCGAGAAGCGTGCGAGATCGCTGGCGGCGGCGTTCGACGGCGAGGGTTACCCCGACGGGCTGCGCGCGATCTCGGACTGCCGGCCGGAGCCCGAGGTGGAGGTGAGCGACGGGCGCCCGCACGCTAACGATGGCGATGTTAGGGTGCGGCCATGACCCCGAACGAGCTATTGCCGAAATTCGAAGACCTGCTCGACGGCGCGAAGAAGGTGATCGCGCAGGCCGACCTGGAGGTGCAGTGGCGCAGCGCCCAGTGCTCGCGCGTCGCGGAGACGGTCATCGAGCTACGCGCCAAGGTGGCGGAGCTGGAGCGGGAGCTGCGGGTCAAGGACGAGGCCCTCCGGCTGAACATCAAAGCGCGGGTGATGGCTGAGAAGCTTCTCGGCTACAGCCCGATCATGAACGAGCAGGCGACGACCAAATGACCGACGACTCGCATACAGTGCCCGGTGCAGTAGCGTGGCGCAATCGTGTGCCACTCTCAATAATGGGCGGCATTTCGTATGCCTTTCGCGTGGAATCGCCAAAAGGGCTGCCAGATGCGTCCGACTGGGAACCCCTATATACCGATCCTACGTTCGTGGAAATGCCTGCAATCCGCGCAGCCACAGAAGCCGAAGAAGACCTACTCCGGCAACGAACCGAACTCAAGGCCGAACTCGCGGAGTGCAAGGCGCTGCTGCTGATGGCGCGCGAGGTACTGGTATCGATCCGCGACCAGGACAAGCTATTACTGGTATCGATCCGCGACCAGGACAAGCTATGCGACGCGGTTGAAAAGATCGACGCCGCCCTGAAGGACAAGCCATGACCACCGAAGACTTCTTCGGGGCGCAGCTGCTGATTCTCGCCGGGTTGGTCGGGTCGGCCTTGGCGTACCACCGGGGCGCGTTCACGCCTGTCGAGGCCGTGGTGGCGAGCACTCTGCTCGGGCTGACGAGCAGCCTGGTGTGCGTGGTCTACGCCGGCGAGCAGATTCAGCAGATCGCGGGGGCGGCATGAGAACCAAACCGTGTCAACGCTGCCTGAGCCAGTGCTTGTGCTGGTCGGACCTTCGCGAGCCGTGCCACTACTACGACCACCGTGACGAGCCGCCGGGCTACGTGTCCTGGGCGGACGTGCCCCCCGGCCAGCGCCAGGGGCCGAGCGTGAAGCCGCCCCCCGGCGAGGAGGTCGTCGCGATGGTCGCCTGCGGCGAGAAAGTGTTCGTTGCGACGAAGTGCTCGGTCTACGCCGTCGAGCGTGGTGGTGAAGAGTTGGTCTTGACCCCGCTGAGGTTCTTCCCATGAGGGCGATGATCGCGCTGGGCGTGCTGCTGATGGTGACCTTCCTGACGGTGGCCGGCGGTGGTGGCAAGGGCGGCGGCCTCGTGGTGATCTGCGCGCTGGGCCTTGCGGTGGTGATCGCCACGATCCCGGGGTCGCGATGATCCGCGCCGTCCTGTGGGTGTTGAGCCTGTCGCTGACGGTGGGCGGGGTGGTGGCGCTCGCGTGCGCGGTGCGTGCGCCGGCGGGGCGCGAGATCCTGTGCGTGTTCGCGGGCTGCCTGGCGGCCCTGTTTGTACTCTGAGGGAGAACCGGATGTTGAGGAGAATCGAGGCGGCGTTGAATGGTGTGGTGAGGGTACTCGCCCTGCTGACGTGGGCGTCTGCCCTGGTCCTTGCCTGCGTCGTGCTAGCCAAGCTGGCGGTCTGGGTGGCCCTGCAATGAATACCGACTGGACGGACGCCCTGTACGCGCCACCCTGCGCCGGCGTGTACCTTATCACGCGCGAGTCGCCATCCAACATCGTGGTGCGCCCAGGGCGGCGCTACGTCGACGTGACGCACTGGTCGCGCGCCGCACGCGGCTCGGGGTGGGCGAACGAGGATCTGTTCGGCCGGGTGATCGCGTGGGCGCCGATGCCTGGCCCCTACCTGGGCGGCGGGTCGCGTGAGCCGCTGGCCCAGGCAGCCGAGGTGCGCCCATGAGCACCCCCAAGGCGTAGCATCGCGTCCCCCGCATCAACTCTTGGCTGAGCCGGCGACAGATCGGCTTCTCACCCTTCCTCTAGGAGTACCCACAACATGGAGTCTGGTAACGCAGGGCTGCGGGAGGATCCCGCGACCCCATTGGTCAAGCTGCCGCGTGACGCCATCGCGCTATCCGGCGGGGTCCACCGTGCCGCTTGACCTCGCTGGATTGAAGCAAGCCTTCCTGCCGCTGCGCGAGCGCTTCCGGCAAGACTGCTACGCGTACCGCCTGGAGTCGGATCCGCACCCTACCGGCGGCATCCTCAAGCCACTACTCGACGCACCCTGGGATCTGCATTTCGGTCGCACGGCGCGCGTCGGCGGCTACTTCCTGCGGCCGGGGGACTCGAGCTGCCGGGTCTCGTGCTTCGACCTGGACAGCCACGACGGGCAGATGAGCTGGCTGGGGATGCTCGAGGTCGCGCGGCGGCTGCTCAACGCGCTGGCCGCGCGCGGGGTGCTGGCACGCTGCACGCGCTCCGGCGGCGGGGCCGGCCTGCATGTCTGGATCTTCTGGGCGCCGGGCACGCTGGCGGCAGGGGTCCGGCAGCTGATGCGCCAGGTGCTCACCGAGTGCAAGTTCAAGGACGGCACGGGCGGGGTGCTGGCCGGCCAGGTGGAGGTTTTCCCGAAGCAGGACGCGCTGGCGGAGGGCGCCTTTGGGAATATGTGCTATCTGCCCGGGGCCGGGCGGTCGGGCTGGCTGGATCCGGTGTTCCTGGAGCTCACCGAAGACTGGACCCTGATGCCGGCGGACTACTGGTCGAATCTTCCCGACTCGACCCTGCCCGAGGCGGTGAAGTTAGTACCCACTTCGCCGCCGCAACCCGCCAAGCCTGGTGGGCGCGAGGACCCGGCGCTCGTGCGGTCGCTGCTTGCGGCGATCCCGAACGATGCGGACACGCCGTACGACCGGTGGTTCACGGTGGCGGCGTCGGTGCACCACGCGCTGGGGGATGAGGCCGGGCACCCGGTGTTCGTGGAGTGGTCGGCGCGCTCGCCGAAGCATGATGAGGCGTTCCTGGATGCGCGGGTGTGGCCGTACCTGGGCAAGCGCTCGGGCGGGGCGAACACGATCGGCACGCTGGCCTATCTCGCCCGCCAGGCGGGGTGGCGCCCGCCGACGGCGTTTCAGGACTGGACGGAGCGGGCGGAGGACGCGGTGCCGCCGGTCACGGACGTGTTCAATCTGGAGACGGTCATCATGGACGCGCCGGCGGGGGCGGTGCCGGCGGCACTTGGGCAGTTGATCCGGGACTGGGCGGGGGCCAACGGCCTGGACCCTAACCTGGGGGTGTGGGCGTTCACGTTTGGGGCGCTGGCCTGCATCCCGCTGTCGAGCGTCCTGGAGATCCGGCAGGGTTACGTGACGAAGCCGATCTACTGGTCGGCGTGCGTGGCGGAGCCGTCGACCGGCAAGACGCCGGCCGGGCAGGCCGGGTTCGCCCCGCTGAAAGAGATCAACCGGGATGAGCTGGCGCGGTGGCGCATGACGTATGCGGCGTGGGAAGCGCAGAAGGCCGCACTGAGCGGCGGGGCACTGGCCGCGTGGTTGCTCGGCAACCCGGAGCCGCAGCGCAACCTACCGCTCGTGGATGACACGACGACGGAGGTGCTGCAGCGCAGGCTGGCGGCGTGCACCTCGAAGGTGGTGTGGTTCGTCGACGAGCTGTCGTCGATCATGGCGATGGAGGGCCGGTATACGGCCAAGGGCTCGGGCGACGTGATGCGCACGTTCAAGCTGACGGGGTGGACCGGTGGCGACAAGCAGGTCGAGCGGGTCGTGCGGGGGTTCCTGGACATCAGGGAGTGCGGCTTCGACACGGCGGGCGGCATCCAGCTCGATGTGCTGAAGCGCCACATGGCGGAAGGGCGGATGCAGGATGACGGCTACATCCCGCGTTTTTACCTCCTCCCTGCTTCCCCTACTCGGGCGCTCCCCCCTCGCAGCCGATCTCATCCGGCGACGGATCTTGCCCGCTACCTGCGGGCCGGCAAGCTGCTGCACAGCCTGCCGCCGGCCACCTACACGTTCGAGCCCGAGGCCCAGCGTGTCTTTAGCGAGTTCACGGCCGAGATGACCACCCTGGCGCGCGGCAGCCACGAGGCTCTCGAGAAGTTTCACCTGTTCAAGGGCGAGACGCTCACCGCGCGCCTGGCACTCGGCTACCACCTGATCGAGCACGCGTGGCTGCACGCGGACGACCCGTTCGCCGTGACACTCCCACCCGCCGAGCCGGCCATCCCGCTGGCCACCCTGGAGCGCGCGATCGCCTTCATGCGCTGGGAGGCGTCGACGCACCGCAACCTGATCGGCGGGGAGCAGGCGACGACGCTGCGGATCGCCCGCGGAGTGGTCGGGGTGCTGATTCGTTCGGCCACGCAGGGCAGTGTCGCGGGAACCGTGTCGCGGCAGGCGCTGTACCAGGGCACGTTCGCGTTCCGGGATGCCGACGAGCGGGAGCGCGCGACGGCGCTGCAGTACCTGCACGATATCGGCGTGCTGCGGGGGGCGGTCGAGACGGAGCTGGGGGCGTGGCGGCGCGGCCAGCCCAGCCAGTGGTACGTCAACCCGCGGGTGATCGAGCTGGCGGATGGGGTGGCGCACCAGACCGACATATCGAAGCGGCGGGAGGATTTTTACATGAAGGGCATGCCATCGTTGGCGCGCGGGGCGTCCCGAGTCGGCGTGTCGGAGGGTCGGTGAGCGTTCCCTTCGGACCCTACTCGGGGCGATTTTTTCGGGGCGTCGGCGGGTCGGAGTGTCGCGGGACCAGGTGGATCGGGTAAAAAAGTGTCGCGGGACCAGGTGGATCGGGTAAAAAAGTGTCGCGGACGTGGTGAAGTAGGGAATCCGGGAACGAATCCCGGGTATACAAAGAGAGAGAGAAAAAGAAAATTGAATTATCTAATTAATATAAAGAGAATCATTTCTGCTAATTTTCTTCTTATCTCCCTTCCTCCCTTCTTCCCTACTTACTAGAAAAGTAGTTGACAACGCGAAACAGTAAGCACTCACTAACATTGGAAAGGAGCTGCCGAAAGTGAAAGAGAAAGACCTTGAGGCGCAGTGCGGCCGGTACGTCGAACAGCTGTGGGGCGGTTGCCTGCTGAAGATCCAGGGCCGGGCGCACTGGCCCGATCGGCTGGTCATGCTCCCCACCTTCCCGAACCGCCCGCCGGTCATCCTGCTAGTGGAGTTCAAGCGACCGGGCGCCACGGTCTCGCCGGAGCAGGCCGCCAGGCTCCAGGCGCTGGCCACCGACCTGGGGGTCGACGCCGGGTGGGTGTCGAGCCGGCAGCAGTTCTTCGAGCTGCTGGACGACGCGGGCTGGGGCATCGGGCACTCGCGGCGCGCGATGGAGCGCCTGCTGGATTCCAGGGAACGGCCACCAGGCGTCGAGCCGGTGAACCCGGCCAGTCTGGTCGCGATGCACGCCCAGTTCGTCAAGGCGTTGGCGGTAGGCTTCGATGTTGCCTGACCTGCGGCCGTACCAGCTGGAGGTGGGGGAGCGCGTGCTGCGCCAGCCCTACATCGGCCTGTCTCTCGCCATGTCCATGGGCAAGACGCGTATAGCCCTCTGGGCGGCCCGCTGGGCGCTGGACGTGGGTAGGTGGCTCGTGGTTGCGCCGAAGCGCGTCAGAGACCACGTATGGGGCGCGGAGGCCATCAAATGGGGCCTGGCCAAGCCGGCGGAGCTGCGCGTGTTGACCCACGATGACCTGGACCTGCGGAGAGCCACGCAAGGCGACGTCGACCACGGCGCGGTGCCCAAGGACGTTACGGCCGGCCAGCTTTGGTTCCGGGACCGGCGCGCTACCCGCGCGCACCTTCTGGCCGCCGCGGCGGCGCACCGCATCTGCATCACGTCGTGGGATGCGGTCAACTGGCTGGCGTTAGCACTCGGGCAGCGCCGACCCTGGGACGGCCTCGTCTTCGACGAGCTGTCTCTTGCCAAGAATCGTGCCAGCAACCGCTGGAGCGGCGCCAGGCAGCTGTCGGCGGGCGCGCGGCGGCGCATCGGGCTGGCCGGCATGTTCGCCTCAGAGGGATCGTTCGACGACATCTGGCCTCAGCAGTACCTGCTCGACCGCGGCGAGACGCTGGAGCCGACGCTGGGCGGCTTTCGAGAGCGGTTTATGAAGGATGCGACGCCCTACAGCGTGGCCCGCACCTGGGTGCCGCGCGACGACGCGGCGGAGCGCGAGCTGAAGGACGCCATCGCGAAGGTCTGGGTATCCATGTCCAGCGCCGGGCATCTTCAGCTCCCGGAAGAGGTGGTGGTCGATCTCGAAGTGGATTTGTCGCCGGAGCTGTCGCGCGCGGCCTCGGATCTGATGGACAACGCGCTCACCCTGGTGCAGCCTGGGCTGTCCGTCCTTCCTGCGTCTGTGGCAGCTGGGTTGAACAAGGCGCTGCAAGTGTGCGCCGGCGCGCTCTACGTCACCGACGGGTTCGGCCGGTACGTGCAGCGCCTTCACAGCGCCAAGGTCGAGGCACTCCTGGAGGTGGTGGAACAGGCGCGGGGCGGCGTGTTCTGCCTCATCGGGTTCGACCACGACCGACCTCCGATTATGAAAGCGCTCGGCGCTCGCGCGAAGCTGATCGAGGAGCCTGGCGCGATGGAGGCGTGGCTGGCTGGGCGCGTGAAGGTACTGGTGGCGCATCCGGCCTCGGCGGCGCACGGGTTGAACCTGCAGGCCGGCGGCTCGACTGTGGTGTGGTTCAACCTCACCTGGAGTTATGATCTGTACGCGCAGGCCAACGCGCGGCTGCGGCGGCCGGGGCAAGTAAGCGATCGCTGCTTCGTCTACCGGATCGTCACCGCGCACCCGATGGAGCGCATGGTGCTCGATGCGTTGGATCGCAAGCAAGACTTTTGGGAGGGTGTGAAGAGCTATGTCGAATCGAAAAACAAAGACGCTTGCGGAGCGATTCTGGTCGAAGGTTGAAGTGCGCGGCCTGGACGAGTGTTGGGAGTGGCAGGGGGGTAAGCAAAGCGGCTACGGGTGCGTATTCATAGGTTGTCGTGAGGGCCAGGTAGGAGCGCATCGCGCCGTCTGGTTTTTGACGCGGGGCGCGTGGCCTGCCGCCCTCGATGTTTGCCACAGCTGCGACAACCGGGCCTGCGTCAACCCTACGCACCTCTGGGTCGGGACGGCCACAGACAATTTGCGCGACTGCAAAGCTAAAGGCCGGGTTCGGTTCGGCCGCGCGGTGGGTGACGCCCATCCGTGCACCAAGATAAGCGAGGCGGCTATTCCTGTGTTTCGCGCGTGGGTGGAGGCTGGCTTCCCGCCGTACCGGGTCGCGCCGCACTTCGGTATCGCTACGTCGCAAGCCTACCGCATAGTGAATGGGGAGGCACGCTGTGGCCATCCGTGAAGCATTGATCCGCGCGTACCAGGCTGACGATCTGTCGCCCGATTCACCCACGGTGGATTTGCTCGGCGCGGCGGGCCTCGCATCAATCAAGTCGAAGGTAGGCTCCTGCGCCCACCGCGTGGCGGCCTCAGCGGGTGAGCGGGGCCTCATCGAGCTCGCCGAAGTGGTGCAGAAGCTGTGCACCGAGGCAGGCGTCGGCGTGCCGCCCGAAGAGCTGCAGCGGATCGCGCTGTTGGTGATCCTGCGGTGGCTGAGCCCCTGCTGCTCGGTGTGCCGCGGGCGCGGCTTCCGCGTGATCCCAGGGACCGGGCGGCTGAGCGATAAAGCCTGCGAGGTGTGCGGCGGCGGCGGCTGGCGCGAGGTGAACGTGGACGAAAAACAGCTCCCGCTTGCCAAGGCAATGGGAGCTGCGATTGAGGAGTGCTGCAACGATTTTGAGCGCCAGGCCGGTCGATTCCTACGGCGCCGTCGGCGGAACTAGGGGCCAGTGCTCATCGCACCAGTCCATGGCGCGCCCCAGGCTCGTGAATTCGGCAGGGTGAACGTCTTCATCGTTGCGCAGCGCCTGCCACACGCCGCCTTGAAAGCTATTCCTGCGGAGCAGGCGAACGCGCACGCCATCCTGGCGGACGTGGACAACCTGGTGCGCGACGTGGCCGCCCGGTGGGCTGTCGAACATCCGCCAGTGCGGCCTAATCACGCTCCCACCTCCTCGCGGCTTCCACAATCTCGCCGGCATCGCTGAGCGAATACCACGTGTCGGGCTTGATGCCATCGCGTCCGACGATAGCTGCTCGCGCGTGGACGATCTTACAGTCCTCGCCGCGGTAGACCAGGAATAGCGCGCAGCCCTCGGCGCCCATGGCGCGGCCGAATCGACCGGAAGCCATGGCTGCGCCTCTGGTGCCCGTGGCCGACGCTGCGCCGCTGTCGCCCGTGGCCGACGCTGCGCCGCTGCCGCCCGTGGCCGACGCTGCGCCGCGGTAGCCCGTGGCCGACGCTGCGCCGCCGTCGCCCGTGGCCGACGCTGCGCCGCTGTCGCCCGTGGCCGACGCTGCGCCGCTGTCGCCCGTGGCCGACGCTGCGCCGCGGTAGCCCGTGGCCGACGCTGCGCCGCCGTCGCCCGTGGCCGACGCTGCGCCGCCCTCGCCCGTGGCCGACGCTGCGCCGCGGTAGCCTGTGGCCGACGCTGCGCCGCCGTCGCCCGTGGCCGACGCTGCGCCGCGGTAGCCCGTGGCCGACGCTGCGCCCTGGTAGCCCGTGGCCGACGCTGCGCCTCTGGTGCCCGTGGCCGACGCTGCGCCGCTGTCGCCCGTGGCCGACGCTGCGCCGCCGTCGCCCGTGGCCGACGCTGCGCCGCTGTCGCCCGTGGCCGACGCTGCGCCGCGGTAGCCCGTGGCCGACGCTGCGCCGCCGTCGCCCGTGGCCGACGCTGCGCCGCTGCCGCCCGTGGCCGACGCTGCGCCGCGGTAGCCCGTGGCCGACGCTGCGCCGCCGTCGCCCGTGGCCGACGCTGCGCCGCCGTCGCCCGTGGCCGACGCTGCGCCGCTGTCGCCCGTGGCCGACGCTGCGCCGCTGCCGCCCGTGGCCGACGCTGCGCCGCGGTAGCCCGTGGCCGACGCTGCGCCCTGGTAGCCCGTGGCCGACGCTGCGCCTCTGGTGCCCGTGGCCTGCTCGCCTTCCGGCTCGCAATGCGAGATGACCCAATCGATCGTGCGCTTGACGATTTCCGGAACGCCGACCTCGGCCTCAATGGTGATGCGCGCAGCGGCAATCTTGGAGTCTCCGCCATGCCGCGACAGCTCGCCGCTCAGCTTGACAACGGCGAACCGCGACTCGCCAGGCGCGTAGTAGGCGAATACGTCACTGGGCCGCTCGCAGGCATGAAAGCCCGATTCGCAGGCCATGACCTGGCCGTCATGCTCGAACGACTTGCCGATCTCGTACTGGAAGCCGCGGCATTTCAGATCTTTGTCGAAGCCCTTGACGGCGATGACCTCGACCTCGGCCGGCGCTTCGACGGCCGTCGTGACGGTGGTTGCAGTGTTCATTTCAGCTCCTGTGGTTGCGGTGATCATGCCAGCGCCCCGGTGCGCGCTGCGCTGATGCAGATCGCAAAGAGGCCCGCGCTCAATCCGGTCAGCGCGCAGGTCGAGACGATGATCAGCGCCCAGTTCTTCGCGCCCTTCATGGCCGCACCTTGCGATGGTGGGTGACGGTCGCCACGGCGTGCGCTAGGATCATGGTCTCGACGCTGCCGACCAGCTCGGCCCCAAAGGGCGCGCGCTTGAACGGCTGATCACGCGCGATGGTGCCGGCGATCACGTTGCCGCCCGTGGGCTCCTGGCGGCCGGTGCGGAAGTAGGCGCCGCGCCCGTAGTGCTTGCGTACGGCGCGCCCCACCGCCTCCAGCGGTACCAGGTTCGCGTGGTGGACGCTTACGGTCTCGTTGGTGGTGCCATCGCGGAACCGCGCGCAGATGGTGATTCGGTAATTCGCCATTCTCGTATCTCCAGGAAAGGTTACTGACGGCCATCGTCAGGCACCGCATCACGGTGCGACGCCAGCTCGCGCTGGCGTTTCGGCCTCTAATCCTCGGGCATATCGTCGTTCATAAAAGCCCACAGCTTCAGGCGCAGCGGCATCACGCGCCAGAGCTTTAGGATTGTCCAGACGGCGGCGCGGCGCATGATGCCTCCTAGAAAATGACGTCGTCGGGGTCGATGCGCGGCGCGGCCTGAGCGAGCACCTTCGGCGCCACGGGGAAGACGGGCGGCTTGCCTTTCGCGCAGTTCGCACAGACGAAACTGGGCCGCCCTTCGGCGTACAGCGCCGCGTCGGAGAATCCACCCTCAGCCGGGCAGCCGAGGGTGCACCGCGTGCAGGTGACGTGCTGCTCGCGCGCAAACCACGCCCACTTAAGCAGGTTGATCATCGTCAATCCCTCCAGTCCAGGGAAGCAGGCCGCGCGCGTGCGAGGGCCTCGTCGATATCCCAACGGTTCATAAAGACCATCACCGCCTCCCGGGTGTTGTGGCGGCGGCAATCCGCTTCGCCGAATTGTCGCGCGATTGCGACCAGTCGCGCAGCCGACGCAGGTACGCGTCGCTGTGCCCTTTGCGCCAGTAAGCCTCGTCCTCGGCGCGCTGGCGGCGCAGCCGATCTTTCAGCTCCTGATCTTTCATGGCGTGACCCCCGCCGACGCGTTCTGGGGCACGACCTCGACACTATCAGTGACCTGATCCACTTCGGTGTCGTCGTCGCACAGCTCCAGGAGGTTATCTTCGCCATCCTCCGGGCCATCCGCCTCGACCTCGTAGGTGGTCGTGCGCGTAACGTAAACCGTGTACTTTGCCATTGCTGCATCTCCAGGAAAGGTTGCTGACGGCCATCGTCAGGCACCGCATCACGGTGCGACCCGGCCTGCGCCGGGTTTCGGCCTAGTTCGGCCGACTATCCAGCCGATCCCTCGCCCGGATGGCCAGCTCGCTGCGATACTGCCGCGCGCGGCGCGCGAGGCTGTGCGCGTGGGCGCAGGTGAACTTAGCGCCCGTGTCGAAGTCGCCGTTCGCGTGCGTCACGCCCCACAGCGTGCCGTGCGCGGTCTCCTGCGCGTAGACGATGTACGGATAGATCAAATCGTCGACGCTGTGCTGCTGCAGGGCGCCGGTGCGGGCGCCGTGGCCCAGGTACTTGATTGCATCCATGTTCCCCACTCCCTTGGTTATGGCGGGCAAGACGCCCGCCAACTGAACGTAGCTTGACATATAAAGGACTACTTGAGGTACCGCGAATGCGCTAGACGCGTGCGCTCCGACTCCAGCTGTTGCAGAACCCGCTCCAGGCGTGCCACGTCGGCGGCGGCGTCGGCGTAGGCGTCGGCGTAGGCGGCGTAGTAGGCGGCGGCGGCGGCGTCGGCGGCGTCGGCGGCGGCGTAGGCGGCGGCGAGGTTGTCGGCGGCCCGGAATGCGGCGGCGCGCCGCCGCAGCGCGGCATGCTTGTCGGCGAGTGCGCCGATTACCGTTTCCAGCGTGCTGCGGTCCAGCTCGATTGTTAGTGCTGCCATTGCTGTATCTCCAGGGAAGGTTGCTGACGGCCATCGTCAGGCACCGCATCACGGTGCGACGCCAGCTCGCGCTGGCGTTTCGGCCTGTTACGCGACCAGGGCGAGCGCTGCCTGCGCGGCGCGTGCCTTGATCTGGCTACCCGCACCGAACATCGCGCTGTTGAGACGCTGGTCATCCGACGTGGCGCGGATAGAGTGGTCTACGTAGTCGGTGACGGCGTTCAGCAGTCCCCAGGCGGTGCCGCGCGCCGTGGCCAGGGCGCTGCCGCCGCCCTCGCCGTTGAACAGCGCGAGCACTTTCTTGTACCCGGCGGAAGCACGCGCTTTGTCGGCTACGTCGTCCGCCACCACCGCGGGCTGACTTGCCAGTACTGAGCGAACGAACGCGTCCGCCTCGGCCGCGGCCACCTTGCGACGCGCCAGCGTGCGCGCCGCCTCGACGAACGCGCCGAAAGCCTTGATCTGACTCTCGACCGCGGCGCGCGCCTCGGCGGGCTGGAACTTGCTGCGGTGCGAGCACCGGTACACGCTTTTGTCTTGCGCCAGGGACAGCTGTAACATGTTGGCGCACTCGACGCGAAGCGACGTACCGCCCGCCTCGGTGGCTGTGCTGCCGTCCACCGAGCCGCTGACGCGCACGTACGGGATGATGCGGTCCGTGCCGTTCGCACCGAGTGCCACTTCGTCGCCGATGCGCGCCAGGGCGAAGCAGCGCGCGCGGTTATGCAGCCAGGCCGCCGATTCCATCGTCGCCCCGCCCGCCTCGATCCACTCCCGGAAGAATTCCAGGTGCTCGATGGGCTGCACGATCTTGTAGGTGTCGGAGACGATGCCGACGCGTTGTTTGGTGTCGCTGGCGAACAAGACCACGTTGTCTTTGTCGACGAGCAGGTTGCTGCCGGGCTGACCCTCCGGGCCGGTCAGGTAGCGGACGAACGCGCGCTTGACTTCCCAGTCGAAGCCGGCGGCTTGCGCCCACTCTTCCAGGCTCGCGCCGCGGCGCAGGATTTGGCCCAGGCCATGCCACGCCTTGGTTTCCGCGTAGGCGGCTTGCGCCGTGTTGCCTATCATCGTGATTGCATGCGACATTTTGCTGTCCTTTCAACGGGTTAGCTGATGGCCATCATCAGGCACCGCGTCACGGTGCGACCCGGCCTGCGCCGGGTTTCGGCCTGCTACAACTCGACGGTCTCTTCGAGGCGCTCGATCAGCCAGCGGCGCAGGTTCCCGTAATCCTGCTCGGCCGCCTCGACATCCCGCACGTACTGTTGATCGGTGCTCAGGCCCAGGCCGTACAGCTGCTGCGCGACAGTCAGCCGGCGTTTGTATTCGGCGTAGGCGATAGCGCTGCCTTCCGCGTAGTCGGCGTCAATTCGCTTGACGTAAGTGCTCACTCCAGATACCCTCCCCCACGATTCGCACCACGCGCGATGCCCTACGAGGACGAAACACGCCTATGCAGACCGCGACACTCCACATCGCCGACCTCCAGTTGTCCGGTACGGTCGATGGCAAGCCGATCCCCACCAGATCATTCTCTGATCCGCAGGAATTGGCCGACGCCGTGACACAGCTGATCACCGGCTCGGCGGATGACGAGGACGACGACTCAGACGACTCGACGGCGGGTTCGGCCCAGGCAGGCAGTGTCGCGGACCAGGCTTCGGCCGCACCGGCTAATAACGCGCCGTCATACGGGCAGAGCGCGCAGTCATCCCTCGCGCCACCTTCGGCCGCGACACTCCAACCGCCAGTGAAGCGATCCGGCGCGGTGGCGACGCACAAGCAAATGTGGGACGCAGAAGCGGCCAAGCGCCAGCAGCGCAACCGCAGGGCGCTGACCAACCTGACGTGATCGGCAAGTCGGCGTGTCGCGGCGTTTGGCCGGGACCCTTTTGGCCCTCCGTTTGCCGTAGATGGTCACGAAAGGCCCCGGCACCCCTGCACGCTCGCGGCGGCCCGCCCGGGCGCAACAGGGCTCCCAAAGCGCGCGGCGCGGTGCCGGGCAATCTAAAGACTTTCTTTATAAAGGAATCACCATGAGTCTCGAAACCAAGGGCAGCGGCGTGGAGTCGAAGGGCTTCGGCAAGCTGGGCAAGGCGACCGCCTCGAGCGGCGGCAAGGGCGGCATCTCCAGCGAGCGCGGTGCCAAGTTCACCGACGCCGACGTGAAGGGGCCGATCGAAACCAACCGCGACGGCATCCTGGGCAACACGAAAAACGCCGCCCGCGATCCGGGACCCAGCGGCCACAACGTGACCGAGGGGTTCGGCGGAACCGTGGGCCCGAGCCTGAAGTCGGCGCGTTCCGGCGGCGGGCCGATCGACCGTCCGGGTCCGGACACCGCGAAGGGCGTCGGGTCGGCCACCGAAGGCGGAATCCTGGGCAATACCCGCGACGTGCGGCGCAACCCGGTCGGCGTGAACAAGATCGAGGGGTTCGCCGACAGCGGCACCCTGAAGGCGTTTGACTAATGCCGCCGTACACCGAGCGGCCCGTGCCGATCCACGACATCGGCTGGGCCGTCAAGCAGTTGTGGAACGGCGAGCGCGTCGTGCGCGCCGGCTGGAACGGCAAGGGCATGTACCTCGAGCTGCAGCGGCCCGACGCGCACTCGAAGATGTCGCTGCCGTACGTGTACATGAAAACGGCCGACAGCAACCTGGTGCCCTGGTTGTGTTCTCAAACCGACCTTCTGGCGACAGATTGGGCCCTCGCCGACAGCTCACCGCGACAAACCCATCTATGAGTGCTGCCGGCACGCCGTCCGAGACACCCGGCCACAAGGTGCTCAGCGAAGAGCAGATCCGCCTGGTCACCGAGATACGTGTCGCGGGCCACCGGCTGCAGGAGCTCACCGACGAGCTGCGCGCGATCTCGCTGCGCTCGCCCTTGCCGAACAACGTCGACCCGCGCTGGCTGGCGATCGGCCGCACCCATCTGCAGGAAGGGCTGATGGCCCTGGTTCGCAGCGTCACCCAACCTGACTTTTTCTGAGGAGATCCACCATGTCCGCATCCGTTCCGGGCCAAGCCCCCGCCACCGCCTCCGCCGTCGCCGCGCTGGGCTCGCCCGTCGCCGCCGCATCCGTCGGCCCGATCGTCTTCACCCTGCTGAACAGCGCCGGCCAGGCCGTGGGCACCCCCGTCTCGGTGACCCAGGGCGCGACCGATACCACCTCCTCGGCGTCCTTCCTGATCACCGCCTCGGACACCTACACCGTGTCGGCGCAGCGCTTCGACGCCAGCGGTGCGGCGGTCGGTGCGGCCGTGGTGTCGCCGGCGTTCACGGTCACGGCGGCGCAGGTCAGTGTCACGGTGCCGGTGAGCGTCAGTGTCACGGTTGCTTGACGCGATCGGGGAGTTGATCGAGGGCGTCATCGAAGACGACGTCTCGGCGGTCCACCGGCGCTACCACGAGTCCGAAGAGCGGCGGCACCGGCGGGAGCCAGAGCTAACGCCGCCTTGTCGGCATGGCGAGGTGATGGTGACCGTACCGCTTTTTGTGTACGTGTGCATGGAGCCGCCGCGGCGCCACTGGGGTTGACGGAGTGTCGCGGGGTGGGGTACAGTCAAGCGGTACTTGAGAATTTGGCGGGGTGGCAGAGCGGGATGCAGGCGGCTCATAACCGCCTAAATGCTGGTTCGAATCCAGCCCCCGCAACCACTCCAGGGTCGTCGGACAGAGGGCACGGTCGTAAGCACCCGCGGGGGACGTCCCGTGAAATCCCGGTGCCGATGGTCCTGGAGCCACAGGAGGATCGATGCAGGATGCAGCGCTCGAGCGGTTGACGCAGAAGGTCGACGACTTCATCGTCGCGGCCGGCGACAACGTGCTCTGTTCCCGCGCGCTGATCGAGCACGCGAAGCCGCACATCCGGCAGTACTGGGAGGGGTGGCTCGAGAACATCGGCTTCGGGTGGGTGGGGCTGTCGCTTGAGCAGACGACCGCGCCGCAGATCGGCTCCACGCTGCCGGCGAAGGACCCGCTGCAGTCGGCAATCGATGGGCTGCTGCGGTCGGGCCTGCCGCCGGACGCGGCATGACGACCAAGATCGCGGTGTACACCGGCCGGCACGCGGTCGACGTCGAGACCCACGACTGGAAGCCGGGCTCGCCGATCCCGGAGCTGGTGTCGACGACCCGGGTTGAGCCGAACGAATCGTTTGTCGTGCACGTCTACGGGCGCCGCACGGTCACCTTCACCGAAGTGCCGGAAACCGGAGGGCCCAAATGAATTGGTACGCGTTCTGGAAGGGTTTGGCGTGGGGCACCGTTCTGGCGCTCCTGGTTGCGCTGTCGTTCCTGTTTGCACCCCAGGCGCACGCCGAACCCAAGACGATCGGCGACTGCCAGTTCTGGGAACGGCTGGTTGTGGACGACGTCAAGTTCCGGGACGAGTTGATCGCCAAGCACGTCTCGAAAGACGAGATGGAGCAGGCCGCCGAAGCCTATGACTACGGCGCCACCCTGGCGGCCAAGAAGGTGCTGGAGGACGGCACGGGCAAGGACCACGGCATCGAGGACGCCGACGACATCGCGTCCATGACCGCGTTCCTGCAGCTGGTGTTCCAGCATCCCGAGTGGACCGCGGAGCACATGGCCGACACGGTCAAGCAAGGCTGCGAAGGGTGGATCCAGACCAAGAGCCACGCGCCGTCGCCCGGGCCGTCGAGCACGCCCCTGCGCCGGCCGAAGGGCACCGAGGACGTGTAAGTTAGTGCTCACTAACCTGGAAAGGGTCGCTTCGGCGGCCCTTTTTCATTGGTGAGCGGCTGGAACAAGGCGCAGTCGGTAGCTCGGCGCCGCCGGCGCGCGCTGCGGCGCGAGCTGGGGCCGGATGTCAAACCACCCACGGTCTGCCCGACGTGCGGGTCGACCGACACCCAGATGCACCTGGATCACGACCACGTCACCGGCCGGTTCCGGGGCTTCCTGTGCCGGCATTGCAACCTGGCGATCGGCCAGCTGAAAGAACGGCCCGAGGTGCTGCGCGCCCTGGCCGACTACCTGGAGACACACCGTGGCGAAACTGACAGCGGGTCGGCGCAAAGCGATGCCGGCCGGGGAATTTGCGGGCCCGGGGAAGAGCTTCCCGGTCAACGACGCCACGCACCAACGCATGGCGATCAGCGGGGCGACCCGCTCGGAGCACGCCGGCAACATCAGCGCGTCGACCGCGGCGCGGATCAAAGCCCGCGCCCGGGGTCTGCTGGCGCGCGGCGCGGGGGCGTGAGTGGCGAAGCCGGTCTCGATCACCACCGCCGGCGGAACCAACCGCCAGCGGGCCGGAAAGCGCATCCACAAGGGCGGCGAAAAGCCGGGCATGGCGACGTCGAACGCCTACGGCGACCCGGGGCCGGAGCTGCGCCCGGAGCAGAACGCCCGCAAGCCGGGCCGGATCAACCTGAAGACGGTCGCCGTGGTGCTGGCCGAGATGGGCATGGACCCGACGGTGGAGCTCGTAAAAGTGCTCCAGTCCGGCAAGCTGGACCCGAAAACCGCCTCGAGCGTGAACCTGGCGCTGATCGAGTATTGCCAGCCGAAGCTGAAGTCGATCGACCACAAGCACGAGGTCAACCTCACGCCGGACCAGATGGACGCGCGCCTGCGCGCGCTGCTGGAGAAGGCGGGGGTGCCAGCTGACATGGCGCCGAAGATCGCCTGATGGGCCTCGACCTCACGAAGCTGGACGACGCGGAGAAGGCCGAGCTGCTGCAGTTGTTCAAGCTGGCCGACACCGCCAAAAAGCGCAACTGGCTCGCCAGCTACAAGCCGTACCCCAAGCAGGCCGAGTTCCATGCGGCCGGGGCCGATTACCAGGAACGGATGTTCATGGCTTCCAACCAGTCCGGGAAGACCTGGGCTGGCGCGGCAGAGGTTGCCATGCACCTGACCGGCCGCTACCCCGCCTGGTGGACCGGCCGGCGCTTCCACCGCGCTACGACATGGCTGGCGGGATCCGAATCGTTTGAGCTGAACAAGAAGGGCATCCAGCGCGTGCTGCTGGGCCCACCCGCCGCCGAAGAGATGTGGGGCACGGGGGCAATCCCCTACGACTGCATCAAACGCGTGGTGCGGCAGACCGGCGTGCAGGATGCGGTCAGCTCGATCGTGGTCCGGCACGAGCTGGGCGAGGACTCGATCATCACCCTGTCGTCATACGACCAGGGCCGCACGAAGTGGCAGGCGGAGACGTTGACCGGCGTGTGGTTCGACGAGGAGCCGCCGCTTCCGATCTACCAGGAGGGTAAGACCCGCGTCCAGGTCGAGGGCGGGCCGGTAATCACGACGTTCACCCCGTTGCTGGGGATGTCGGAGGTGGTGCAGCTGTTCATGCCGCTGGAGGACAAGCCGCTCGCACCTGGCCGCATTCTCATCAACATGACGCTCGAGGACGCGCTGCATTACAGCCCCGAGCGGCGCGCCGAGATCATCGCCGGCTACACGGATGCGGACCGCGATGCGCGCGCCTTCGGCCGCCCGGTCATGGGCGAGGGCCTCGTGTTCCCGGTGTCGGAGTCGGCGATCCGCGTGGACCCGTTCCCGATCCCGAACTGGTGGCGGCGGATCTGCGGCATCGACTTCGGTTGGGACCACCCGTTCGCCGCCGTGTGGCTGGCCTACGACGGCGACACCGACACGATCTACGTCTACCGCGAGTACCGCGAGGCGAAGGCGACGATCGGTACGCACGCGATGAACATGCTGCCGCAGGGCAAGTGGATCCCGGTGGCGTGGCCGCACGATGGCCACAAGCACGATCCGAAGAGCGGCAAGGCGTACTCGCAGATCTACCGCGACGACTACGAGCTGAAGATGCTGCCGACGCACGCAACCTTCGGTGATGACAAGGACCAACAGAACTACGGCTTCGAGGCGGGTATCAGCGAGATGCTCGATCGCATGCAGACCGGCCGCTGGAAAGTGTTCTCGACCTGCGTGAAGTGGTTCGAGGAGTTCAAGGGGATGCACAGACTGAATGGCCAGGTCGTGAAACTTCGCGACGACCTGATCAGTGCGTCGCGCATCGCGATGATGATGCGGCGCCACGCGGTGTCGCCCGTCGAGATGCGTCTTAACGGCACAACCAACGTGCGCACCGCTACCGCTCCCAAGATCGCCGGCTTCGGTGTGCTCGACCGCGAAACAGGGTACTGATAGGAACTGAAAGATGGCGCAGACACCATATACGCTGCAGCAGCTGATCAACGCGATGAGCCTGGGCTACCAGGACCAGGAGTTGATTCGGCAGATGTTCGGCCTCGCGGGCGGTAGTAGCGATCCGAACTTCGATCCGATTGCGCTGTCGCCTCTCTTTGGCACCGGCAGCGATGGCGCTGCAACCATCAGTAGCGGCACGACGACGCTGACGCGCGACATGCACTACACGAACTTGACGATCAGCGGCTCGGGGAAACTAAACCCGAGTGGCTATCGCGTGTTCGTTTCCGGCACGCTGGATATCAGCGCGGCGTCGGCCGGCGCGATCGTGTCGAATGCCGGCAACGCCACTAACGCCAGCGGCGCAACTGCCGGGATTGGCGGCGGCCAAGCCTACTCCAACTCGCCAGCTTCGCTACCCTCGGTGGCGGGGTACGTGGGTCCGTCAGGCGGTACGGGAAACACTACGACCGGGACAAATCCAGGCTCTACAAACCCGCAGAATGCTGGCAATGGCGGCTGCTCCTTCGCGGGCGGCCCAGGTGGCGCGGGCACGTCCGCCGGTGCGGCGGGCGGCGCACCGAGCGCAACGCTTCCATGGGTTTGGAACAACGTTCCGCTATCGCTGAATACCCTCGGAACGAGCAACATGAACGGCCTTTCTTTTGTCGGCGGAAACAGCAACGGGGTTTATCAGTTTGTCGGCGGCTCGTTTGGCGGCGGCGGCGGACAGGGCGGGGGTGACGGCACTAATGCAGGCGGCGGCGGTGGTGGCGGCGGCGGCGCCCCTGGGTGGATATGGATTGCCGCGCGCTATATCCAGCGCGGGGTCAACGCGACCGCGGCCATCTTCCAGTGCAACGGCGGCAACGGCGGCAACGGCGGCAACGGCGCGGGCGGGAATGCGGGCGGCGGCGGCGGCGGTAGCGGCGGCGGCGGCGGTTTCATCTTCATCTTGTGCGAGTACCTGCTGGGCTTGACAATCCTAAATGCGCTGCAAGTCAACGGCGGCAACGGCGGCAACGGCGGCAACGGCGTTGGGACCGGCAAGGGTGGCGCCGCTGGCGGCGGCGGTTACTACGGGAACGCCCAGATTCTGAATCTTGGTGCGCCGTCGTTCACGCAGAGCTTGTTTAACGGCGGCGGCACGGCTCCGACCGCAGCCAGCGGTACGACCGCGGGCGTTGTCGGCGCAGCGGGTGCGACGCTACAAGTGAATCTGTAGCATGACCGGCGCAACCGATTTCCCTGACGAGCCGCCGCCATTTCCCGGAACCGGGGACGGGAGCGGCACCGACGACCAGTCTCAGGCGAAGGATCCGTCTGACGAGGTGCTGTGGGGCCTAGGGAACGTTCTCGCGAAAAAGCGCGACGAGTGGATCCGCGAGCGCGCCGCGCAGGGGGTCGATAAGCGCTGGGAGCAGGACACCGACCAGTACCATCAGCGCGACGAGGCGAACCGCCAAACGTCGTCGATGATGGAGGCCGCCGAACAGGGCTTCCCGGTGGTCAAGGAACACGCGCGCGCCACGCGCTCGACCATCTTCATCGGGTTGACGCGGCAGAAGACGAACGCAGGCGAAGCGCGCCTGGCCGACATCCTGCTGCCAACCGACGATCGCAACTGGGGCATCCAGCCGGCGCCGGACTCGTCGCTCGCGCGTATGGCGAAGGAACAGGGGCCGGCGACGGACCACCAGGACCAGCCGATCGTCGACGCCGCGGGCAACACGCTCGCGAAGAGTAAAGCCGCGCTGCTGATCATGGAAGCGGTGTCGGATGCCTGCAAGGCGATGCAGGAGCTGATCGACCGCCAGCTGAACCAGACCGACTACAACGGCGTGCAACGCAAGGTTTTGCACTACGCCGCGATGCTGGGCACCGGTGTCCTGAAGGGGCCGGTAGTCACGAACAAGTACCGCCGCAGCTGGGCGAAGAGCACGGACGCCACCGGCAAGCCGTTCTACCAGATCGCGATGCAGGAGGAAGCGCTGCCTGCATCCTACGAGGTCGATCCGCGCAACGTCTGGACCGATCCGGGTTGCGGCGACGACCACCAGAAGGGCGAAGGGATTTTCGAGCGCGAGGTGTGCACGGGTCGCCAGATCCGCGACCTCGCGCTGCAGCCTGGGTTTATGAAGGACCAGCTGCGCAAGGTCTTGATGGAGGGGCCGAAGACGACGGCGACCCTCGTGCAGCCGGTGCCCGGGCCGGACAAAGAGATCGACACGTCGCAGCTACATAAGACGTTCGAGAAGTGGGAATACTGGGGCGATATCACCGCCGAGCAGGCACTGGCAGGCGGCATCCCACCCGAGCTCCTCGGTGACATCGACTTCGACGACCCGTTGTCACGCGTGCGCGCGTGCGTGATCTTCGTCAACAACACCGTCGTGAAGGTGCACCTGAACCCGATCGACACGGGTGACCTGCCGTACGACTTCTACGTGTGGGAGAAGGTCACCGGCTCCGTGTGGGGCTACGGCGTGCCGTACCTGATGCGCGCCCAGCAGAAGGTGATCAATAGCTGCTGGCGGCAGCTGATGGACAACCTGGGCATCACCGCCGGCCCGCAAATCGTGTTGAAGCGCGGGAGTGTGGAGCCGGCCGACGGCGAGTGGACGCTGACGTCGCGCAAGGTCTGGTGGGCCAATAGCGATGTGCCCGACGTGCGGATGGCTTTCAACTCGATCGAGTTCAACAGCCACGCCGACGAGCTGATCAAGGTCATCGAGTTCTCGATGAAACTGGTCGACGAGGAGACCGCGGTCCCGATGCTCGCCCAGGGCGAGAAGGGCACCGCGCCCGAGACGGTCGGTGGGATGCAGCTGCTGATGAACAGCAGCAACGTGGTGCTGCGGCGCCTGGTGAAGCAGTGGGACGACATGATCACGCGCCCGCACATCACCCGGTACTACGACTACAACATGCTCTACTCCGAGCACGACGACGTGAAGGGCGACTTCGCCGTCGACGCGCGCGGCACGAGCGCACTCCTGGTCCGGGACATCCAGAACCAGGCGTTTATGAACCTGCTGCAGCAGGGCTCGAACCCGACGTACGCGGTGTTCCTCGACCTGCAGAAGCTGTTCGAGGCCGCACTCAAGGCGCAGCACATCGACCCAACTGAGATCATGGCGACCCCGACCGTGATCGCGCAGCGCATGCAGGCGCAGCAGCAGGCCGCGCAGCAGCACCAAGACCCGCGCGTCATGGCCGCACAGATCAAGACGCAGGGCGAGCAGGCGCGCACCGCTTCGCAAGAAAAGATCGCGCAGCTCGAGGCGCAGACGATGCTGCAGAAGGCCGATACCGATCGCGCGGCCCGCCTCGAGGAGCTGCAGGCGCAGAAGGAAGTCGCGATGCTGCAGATGGCCAACAAGCAGAACATCAGCTTGCAGCAAATCCAGTCGTCGCTCGCGAAGATCGTGATCCAGACCAACACGCAGAAGGAACTGGCTGCCGCCGAACACCACCTGAAGGCGCAGGCACTGCTGCAACCGCAAGACCAATCGGCCGCGCCGTCCGAGCCCGGCCCGTACGACGGAGGTTCGAATGGCAACTCAGGCAGCTAGCATCAACCGTAGCAGCTACGGCTCGGCCGATGGCGCGGTCGTCATCGTGCAGTGGGCGCCCCTGGCGAACGGCGACGTCGGTGCGTGGGTGCAGCTGCCCGAGTGGGCCGACCGCACCGTGCATATCTACGGCACGTTCGGCGCGGGTGGGACGATCGTGATCCAGGGTTCGAACGAGACGGGCTTTCCGCCCGCGCCGGCGAACCCGATCACGCTGACCGACCAGAACGGGGTGGCGATGAGCTACACCGCGGCCGCGCTCAAGCAGATGACCGAGGCCCCGCTCCAGGTGCGCCCGTCCTGCACCGCCGGCGACGGCACCACCTCGCTGAACGTGATCCTGGTCATGCGCCGGCTGCAGCAACAGATCAACTGAGGAGCCGACACATGGACCTGAATAGCGTTGCGAACCTCCTCCAGCAGGAGCTGGCCCGCCTCGAAGGGCTGCGCCAGGCGGCCCTGGCAATCGGCCAGGCCGGATCCCTGGAGGCGGCGGTCAAGGACTGGACCGCCAAGCACGTCGACCTGCAGGCCAAGGTGAAGGCCGCGCAGGCCGCACTCACCGACGCCACCGCCAAGGCCCAGGCGGTCGAGGCCCAGGCCGCGGCCCACCTGAACGCGGCGCACATCACCGCCGCCGCCCACCTGGCGGAAGCCAAGACCGCGGCCGAGGCCGCCGTGGCGGAAGGCAAGCGCCAGGCGCTAGATCTCACCAACCAGGCGCGCGCGGACCTGAATGCGAAGCTGCTCTCGCGCCAGAAGGTCCTGGACTCGACCAACGCCCAGGTGGTGGACGCCGAGGCCCAACTGGCCAAGCACCAGGACGACATCAAGGCTGCCAAGGCGCAGCTGGCCGCGCGCCAGGCGCAGCTGGCCGCCGTCAAGGCTGCGGTCTCGCAGGTTGCCGGCGCGGCGGCTGCGGGGCTACAATCGGAGTCAGCGCTTACTTCATAGGAGGGCCTCGTGGCTGACGTGCCGCAAGTCGAAGTACCCGACGGTTGGGTGACATTCGGGATCGAGGGCCGTGAGGTCTATCGGTTCAACGGGGATGGGGACATCGAGATCGTCGCCCCCGACGCGTACCTGAATCATCTGTGGATGCACGACCCGGACAACTCGCGCAAAGCCATCGCGCTCCTCCTGCTGACGATCAAGGCGCAGCACAACGCGATCGAGACGGCGCAGGCCCGCAAGATCCTGTCGCCGCACGAGCTGAACGAGTACGCGCAAGAGCAACGCGCGCTGCTGGCTCGGGCCGCACACCGCGGGGGAGGCTTCTGACATGGCCGACGCCGTCCCACTGATCTACACGAGCAAGGGCAACCTGCCGATCGACTCACTGTCCTACCAGACGCGCTGGGAGCTGACCGACGAATACATCAAATTCGTCGAGCGGTACCTGGATGCGACCGGCGAGGTGGTGCGCGAGTCGGCCCACGTTTACAGCAAGCAACCCGTGACCGGCTACGGTCAGGCGGCGAGTATCGGAGGCTGAATTGGCAAATTCCCAGGCGATGTGCACCTCGTTCAAGCAGGATCTGCTGAACGGGCTGCACGCATTCGGAACCAGCGTCGTGCGCGCGGGCACCACCGCCGACTCGTTCAAGGCCGCGCTGTACCTGGCGTCGGGCTCGCAGGGCGCGGCCACGACCGCGTACAGCGCGACCAATGAGGTGAGCGGCACGAACTACACCGCCGGCGGCGTGGCGATCAGCTCATGGGTCGCACCGAGTACCAGCGGCACGTCGGCCTTCACCACACCGAGCGCGTCGTTCGCCTGGACCACGGTCACGCTGTCGACCGCGTTCGACTGCGTGACGATCTACAACAACACCGCCAGCGGCAAGAACGCCGTCAGCGTCCACACGTTCGGTTCGCAGACGGTCACCGCCGGCAACTTCACGTTGACGATGCCGACGAACGCGGCCGGCACCGCGCTGATTCAGATCAGCTAAGGAGCCGACATGGCGGCCGGATACTGGGCTCCTCTCGCGATTGCCACCACCGACGGGCCGACGCTCACCTCGGCCGCGGCCGCGTCGTGCCTGCCGACGTCGGCCAAGTACACGTTCGCACCGAACGTGGCCGTGCCGGGCATGTGCCTGCGGATCAAATCCTCGGGGCGCATCTCGTGCGTCGTGACCACGCCCGGCACCGCGCGCCTGGACTTCCGGATCGGTGGGAACGTGTTCTTCGACACGGGCGCCTTGAACCTGAACATCGTGGCCAAGACCACGGTGCCGTGGTGGTTCGAAGCGATCCTGTCGCTGCGGCAAACCTCCAGCGGCCCGACCGCGGCGCAGTGGTTCGGCCAGGGCCTGTTCCAGTCGGAAGCAGTCGTCGGCTCCGCGGCCAACACCGCGGGCGGCAACGGCTGCCTGCTGGCACCGGTCGGCACGCCGGCGCTCGGTACCGCGCAGGACTGGACCGGCGGTGGTGCATTCGATTGCTTCTTCACGCAGACCGTCGCCACAGGCTCGTTCACCGTGCATCAATTCATTCTGGAGTCGGCACTCGTAGCCGTGCCGTAAAGCCGGCCGATGGCTGACCCGATCCAGTCCAGCTCGGGTCAGGCTTCCGGGACAACGAGTAACGTCAGGACGCTCAGTGGCGTCGCGGCCGGGGATACCCTCGTCCTCCTGACGGTCACCGACACCGCGATCACCCAACCGTCCACGCCGACCGACTCGTCGGGCGATACGTGGACGCTAGGTGGGTTCGCCGGCGGCAATTCCGTCGGCGTGAGCCTGTGGTACAAGATCGCCGCCAGCGCCGGGACGCACACCGTCACGGCGACGATGCCGAGCGGGACGACCAGCAGTAGCTGCTGCCTGTCGGAGTTCGGGCCGGCCACCGCGGTCGACGGCACGGTCCAGACGAACAACGGTGTGAGCCAGGCGTCGCCATACGCCGGCCTGTCGATCACGCCGACGCAGTCCGGCGACATCGTCGTCTACGGCCTGGGTGCTTTCGTCGGCGCGACGATCACCTGGACGGTTGCGACCGGCTACACGACCTGCGGCAGCTTCTCGACCGGCACGTCGGACCCGCCATTCATCATGGCGGTCAAGGACGTTACCGGGACGGCGACCGAGACGCCGAGCACGAGCTGGACCGGCGGGTCGATTTCCGGCTTCAGCGCCGTCATGATGGCGTTCAAGGCGGTATCGAAGTCGGTGCCCGCGCCGGCGCACCGCCCCAAGGTGCTGCCGGGGTTGGGGCCGAACCCCCTGATCGTGGTCGCGCAACAGGGCCAGCCGTCGCCGAACGTCACCGCCGTGCTTACCGGCGTGACCGGCACGGGATCGGTCGGCACGCTGGGCGTGGCGATCGACATGCCGCTCACCCAGGATCTGGGCACTGGGTCGGTCGGTACCGTCTCACCGGCAAATAGCGTGCCACTGACTGAGGTGGCCGGCACCGGCGCGGCCGGCACCGTCACCGCGACACTACCACTGGCCCTCACGGAAGCCGCGGGCACTGGGGCCGTAGGTACCGTCGCACCTGCAACTGCGCCTGCGCTCACCGCCGCGCAAGCCACGGGGGCCGTAGGTACCGTCGCGCCGGCGAATTCCGTACCGCTGACCGAGGTCGCCGGCACGGGGGCCGTAGGTACCGTCTCAGCGTCGAGCGGCTTCACGATCGCGCTGACAGGCGTGTCAGCCACCGGCTCGGTGGGCTCGGTGGGCGAAGGCGACGCCGAGGCGTTGACCGCCGTCTCGGCGACGGGCTCACTCGGCGCAGTGAGTGTCGCGGTCGACATGCCGCTCACCGCCGCGCAGGCAACTGGTTCGGTGGGGTCGGTGTCGCCGAACACCGCGCCCGCGCTGGCCGGGGTGGCCGCAACCGGTGCCGCGGGTTCGGTTGTGCCGAACACAACGGTCGCGCTAACTGGGGTGGCCGCAACCGGCTCGGTGGGCATCGTCTCGCCGAGTATCGGCTTCACGCTCGCGCTGACCGGTGTGGCCGCCACCGCGACCGTAGGAAGTGCTGCCGCCGCGCTGGCCGTACCGCTCACCCCGGTCCAGGGATTCGGCTCCGCGCCGGGCACCGTGGTGGCTAGCGGCGGGACCGGGCCGGCCGGGAATCTGATCGATTGGCTGATGTTTTACAGGCGTCGCGGACGCAGGTAAAGTAAGTGCTTGCTAACCAGGAGTGCCGCATGGATATTGTCACACAGCTAAAGCGCGACGAGGGCGTGCGGCGGACCGTGTACACGGACTCGCTGGGCATCCCCACGATTGCGGTAGGGCGGAACCTGCGTGACAAGGGTCTGAACGACGCCGAGATCGACTTCCTGCTGGCCAACGACATCGCCGAGGTGCGCACCGCCCTGTCGCGCTTCAGCTGGTACACGGATCTGGATCCGGTGCGCCAGGGCGCGCTGGAGAACATGGCCTTCAACATGGGGTGGGCCGACCTCCTGCACTTCCCCGCCATGCTCCACTGCCTCAGTTCCAAGGACTGGGCGGGCGCGGCCTCGGCCGCACTCGACTCGCTGTGGGCCAAGCAGGTCGGACCGCGTGCCGATCGCCTCGCCCGCCAGCTGCGCACCGGGGAGTGGCAGTGATGGACGTCGGCCAGATCGGTGAGGTGTCGAACTGGGAGGTCGTCCGTGTCGCGGTCGAAGGTGTGGGCACGATCGCCATGTCGGTCATGGGGTTCCTGGTGCGCGGCCTGCAGCAGGCGGACAACGCGCTGCGGCAGGAGCTGGGGGCGGCGGTCGCAACGCTGTCGCGCGATCACGACACCCTGCGTGAGGGCGTGTCGCGGATGGAGCGCGAGCTGCCGGAGCGCTACGCCCGCCGCGACGACCTGCGCGACGGCCTGCAGCGCGTGGAGGGGATGTTGCACCAGATCCTGGCGAAGCTGGATCTGAAAGCTGACAAGGACGACTGATGGCCAAGGCCGACAAGCCGGTCAAGAACCCCATCACCGAAGAGCACGCGGCCAAGTTCAAGGACTACCTGGACACCTGGCTGCACCGCCTGAACCTGGCGGACTGGCGCACCTGGCTGTCGCCGGACCGATGCACCGACGCGATGGCCTCCCTGGCTTCGGCCGACGTCCTGGGCCGGATCGCGGTCTTCAAGCTGGGTGCCAGCTTCGATCCGGACCCGGCCAGCGACGGCGAGCTCGAGTCGGCGGCGTGCCACGAGGCGATCCACCTGCGGCTGCGGGAGCTGGTCGAGGAGGCGATGTCCGAGCGCGAATACAACGACCGGGTGCGCGGCCGCGAGGAGGCGGTGGTCGTGATCTTCGAAAAGATCCTCATGGCATACAGCCAGCTCCTCGTCAGGTACGCCGAGGACATGCGCAAGGATGGCCCCCACCCGGACCCGGTTCTTGACACCGCCCTGAATCCATAGTACGTTCCGCGTGCGTAAGCACTTACTAACATAGTGGGGTGTCGTGGCGGATTCGGCGGAGTTGCTGCGGTTCGACACGGTGGAGGGCAAAGCCTGGATGCGCAAGTTCCAGGCCGAGCTCGAGCAGCTGCGGGTGCAGCTGGAATCCCCGGAGCTGGACGAGCGGCAGACCCAGGTGTTGCGGGGCCGGATCTTCCAGGTCAACGAGTTTTTGAAGTTGCCGCGGATTCTCCAGCAGGAGCACGCGGCCAAGATGCAGCTCGGCGGTGCTGCGACCAAGAACCGCGCAATTTTCTCGTCGGCCGAGGTGCCGATGGACAGCTACTAGGGGTGATGCGTGGCCGACAAAACCGCGGAAGAGATCTGGAACGAAGAGTTGCTCACGCGCGCGGCGGCGCAAACCGCCGGCGCGACCGACGAACCAGAGGATGACGACGCGGTAGAAGGCGGCAGCGATCAAGCCGATGCCGCAGCGAACGCGGGGGCTCCGGGGCAGGCTTCGACGCTGCCGCCCGAGCTTCAGGAGTTGGCCACCCAGTTCGGCGACCTGAAGGGGTTGCTCGAGACACTGCGGCGCGACGTGGCGAGTACCGCCGGGCGCGTCGGATCGCTGCAAAGCGAGATGGAGCAGGCGCGCAAGGCGGCGCAAGCCGTGCAGCGTG